AGCCCGGACCCCGGCGGGAGGGGTGCCTCCCCCGGGGGTCGCCTCACGTTACCGTATGCTGTTGTGTGCCACAACCCTACCCCATACCCCTGCCCTAGCGCAACCCCCTGCGCAGTGCGCTAGCCCACACTGCGCACCCCTACCCACACGCACGCACCCTGTGCTATACGGGGCCACATACACAGCCCCTCTGTATACCCACCCTGTGCACACCCCATACTGCCCCCTGTACGCCCCATACAGGCCCTGTAGACCCCTGCCTAGGGTAAGCACACCACACAAGGGGGTAAGGGGCGTCTATGGACCTGTGAGAGGCCCTTATGGGGAAGGCCCTGATAGAGACCCCTCCTATGGGGCCGGAAAAAGGTCCCTTCCTGTGACCCGCACCACAATCCGCTTGACACGGAACCCCGCTCAGAGGAGATTGGTCAACGTCAGACCGGTACCCCGAAAGGAAGTCCCCCGATGAGCGTCAAGCGGAACTGGACAATCGCCTACCGCATGAGCAAGTACGCGAACCACTACCGCCGGGTGACCAACTGGACGGGTACTTGGAGTGAGGCCCGTCTCATGGCTGCTGAGTTCGAGTCGCACAACCCGGGGGCTGACGTGTGGTACGTCCCCTCCCGTGAGCACGAGATCCAGGAAGCCGCCCGCATCGAGTCGGGTGAGTCGGTCGACTACGGCCAGTCGGACGACTGGGGCAACATCCTCATGGCCGACGGCAAGCGGCGCATCTCCATGCGGGAGACCGGTGAGGTCACCTCGGACATGATCGAGTCCGTCAAGTTCCAGTCCTGGCAGGAGGACCAGCGGGAGGCGATGAACCGGGCCATGACCGAGGATGCGATCACCGAGCACGTCAAGGCCAACCCGGACGCCCCGGAGATGACCCTGGGCACCGATGACATGAACAACGTCGGGCGGTACGCCGACCTCCGTGGGGACACGGTCCCGGGGTCGCGTGGTTGGCTCGTGGTGGGGCGGGTCAAGGTGACCGAACGCCCGTACGCCTACTACTACGCGTTGGTGTGGCGTGGTGACGCCAACCGGCCCGACACCTCCCGCATCGTCCACGGGTCGAGCTTGACCAACCTCTACTAGTCCGTTCGCACCAACCACGCACGTCCACCCGAAAGGACCCGTCATGATCAACCACTCCAAGCTCACGCAGGCTGAGTCCCGCATCATGCGGCTCATGCTCTCCACGGTCGCGGCCCTCATCGGTTTCTGTGTGGGCACGGGCGTCCTGTGCCTGTTGGCCAACACGGTCCCGGTCACGGGCACGGCTCACGCGGTGGAGACCACGGCCCCCACGGCAACCGCAGTCCCGGTGATCGTCCCGGGTGTGGTCCCGACCGACACGGTGAGCGTGACCCCTTCGCCGGAGACCCCCGTCCCGGCCCCTGAGGTGCCCGTGGAGACGACTCCCGAGGTTCCCGAGGTGACCACCCCGGAGACGACGACTCCGACCCCTGAGACCACCACTCCGGCCCCGGTCGCGGAGGACGACCCGGGTTGGCGCTGCGACACCATGGGCAACCGGGTGTGTGGTGTCCCGGACGCCTACGGGACGTTCGTGCTGATCTGTCACGACGTGACCGGCTACCCCATTCGGGTGGTTTACGACCCGACCACTTGTGCCTGACCCCTTCTCAGGGCTTGACTGCTCCCAGTTCGTTCGCCTCCCCGGAAAGGTGCCTCTCATGCGAGTTCTCAAGTTCGTGACGATGATCCAGAACCTGACCCCCAACACGGTCCCCCAGTCCGTGACGGCCACGTTCGTCCCCGGGGGCAACACCCTCAACGTCATCACCCGCAAGGGGAGCGGTCGGCCCCACGTGACCACCCACACGTTCACCCTGGGCATCATGGGGTGGAACGACACGCGGGTGCGTGGCTTCCTGGGCAACACGGTCTCCACCAACCTCATGAGCGTGCCCACCCACAACCTGATCGGCTCCTGACCCCACGGGGCCGACTCCGGTCGGCCCCCTTTCCCTGGTACGTGGTACAAACCCTGATACGAAAGGCTCTGACATGCTCCTGAACATCGCACCCCGGTTCACCGCCCAGGCGTCGGCCCTGGTCCCGGACGACTTCATTGTGATGGACGGCAAGACGGGCCGTCAGGTCATGGACGGGAAGGGCCTGCCGCTCGTGCTCGACACCTTGGCGGAAGCCCAGAAGGTGGCGGACATCATGACCGAGCGGGTCAGGCTGCTCCCCGCGCCCAAGAGCATGGCGGAGCTGTTCCCGCTCGCCTGACCTCACGAGGTCCCTGACCCCTCACCTCCGGGTGAGGGGTCTTTTCGTGCCTGATGGATTTGCAAACGCACAAGATCATGACCTGGTGCCTGGGCCTGTGACCTCGACAGGGGTCAATAACACCGTCCAGAAACGCCGTAGGCGGCCTGAAACCCTCGGCAGGGGTAAGGACACCCGACAGCCCTCTTGAGGCCGCACAGGCGCTCTCAGGGCCTCACAAGAAAGTGGTGTGGGCTGCGTCACAAACGTGGGACATGGGTCTTGACAGGGGCTAATGTTTGCCGTGTTCCACCAAGCACCACCGCCCCGGGGTCCGACTCCCCGGGCGGACAACCCAGGCGACACGCTCAGGACCCGCAAGGGTCAGGGAGTCGAGTTGCGAGGGGTTGACACCACGTGCTAGAGTGGTGGCACACCAACTAAATAGCGGGTCGAGCGGGACACCTGAGTCCAGCCGAAACAGACGGTAAGCCTCTGATATATGTAGGCCCATGGGGAGAAACTAGAGCACCCCGTCTGAAGTATGGCTGGGCGAAACGGTGCGCCAGCCTGCTTGACCCGCACCTGGCCGACGTGCTAGGCTAAGCCCCACAACCGAATGAACAAACTCGCCAGGGAAGACAAACGCTAACCCGCACTGTGGACCCTGCGCACTCGAACACGCATAGCTCAACTACATACGGTAGGAAGTGTGGCGAGAGACGGCCCTGTAACGGCCCCCCACTGTAATGACCCCTAACCGAGGGTCGCCTACTGCAACCCGGTGCCAGACCCGGCCGGAAACGTGTACAGCAAAAGGTTTGGTCGAATTATCCGGTGACCCAAAGGTTTGAGCTGGGTTTCTAGGCATTCGTCCGAGTACCTGAAAAGGTATGAGCCGTTAGGTTCCCTGGGTTACTGTACCCTCAAAGCGACGTAAAGGCTTGAGATTTCCTTTGGCGTGGTGCCCTGACCCGAGTACGTATTCCGAAAGGGTTGGCCCGGTTCGATTCTGGGATTGGAAACCAGGACTCAAGAGGTTTGAGTCTGTAACGGAAGGTGTGTCATGCCTGTCAACATCGAAAAGGCAAGAGCTTTCACGGCGGCACTGAGGTCCGACGAATACCGTCAGACGCTGGGCGAATTGAAGACTTGGCGTAACAAGGACGGTTACGAGTGGTCGGGGGATTGGGACAACATTCCCGACACTTACACGGAGTGCTACTGTGCAGAGGGCGTTTTCGCTCTGGTGGTACTGGATGCGGAGTTCGACCGGTTCGTACCGGTGATCGAATTCAACGGTGAGGTTCGCCGAGAAGCAGGATATCTCTCGGGTGACCTGATCACGCACGTGTTCGGTGAGTACGTGAACTTGCACGATTTGAACGATTCGGGTAAGTCGTTCGCGGAAATCGCGGATTACCTGGAAGCCCTCTTTCCCGAAATCAAGGCTTGACCCGAAGGGGTGGAAACACCCCGTACGCCCCTATAGTCTAGTGGCCTAGGACGCCGGACTTTCAATCCGGAAACACGGGTTCGAATCCCGTTGGGGGCACGTTGAGTGTGAGACGCTATAAACTACAAAGGGGTATGTCTATGAATTCCCCGCACACTCACGCTACCTAATCCAATTCTGTCAAAGGATTGAACATGCTCATCACTGCGCAGACCATGATTCCGAACAACCTCCTTCCGGTCGAGATCGACTTGAGCGATTTCTCGGATGCGGCTGAGTTCGCCCAGGAGCTGTACAACCGTAGCCGTGACTACGGCTTGGTCATGATTCCGGCCAAGGCCCACATCGAAGGGTATGAGTCCACGCTGGACGTGGCTACCGCGACCATTGAGGAAATCTGGGCGCTGCATGAGGCGTCCGAAGAACACGGGGAGCCTTTCGGAAAGTGGCTCAGTGTCCAGGGTGAGCCCGGGTCGGACATGACCGATTGGGGCAGTGACTTCCAGGAGGTCTACCAGGGTGAGCACTCGTCGCGTGCTGCCTGGGCAGAGGATCTGATGTCCGAACTGTACCACGAGACGTATTCGTTGTTGGAAGAGTTGAACATGCTCTCCTACTTCGATTTCGAGGCTTGGGCGGATTCGGAGTTGGGCCACGACTACTCGTGGACCGAGGATTACACGGGTTCGGTGTTCGTGTTCAGAAACGCCTGAGAAACGGTGATCTACGTGCGATGAGGGCTTGCCCTCATCGTGCCTTTTTTACCGGCTTCTTTAATCTTCGAAAGGCTTGACCATGCCGCGTGATTTCGGTATTGACGACGAAACCCTGATCAAGGCTGCTCAGGAAGCTCTGACCCGACCGGAGTCCTTCCTGTACTACGGTTCTTTGCCTCTGTTCCAGTCGTGGGGCCTGACCTACACTCAAACCCGTGATTCGGATGTGCTCAACCGTTCCAACTTCCGGCGGTTGTTGGAAGACACGCAAGGGGTTGCGACTGCGGAGGATGGGGACGACGCAGAAGACCACGCGGACTACGTCCAGGTTGAGCACTGCTCCCACTGGGCTTACGGCTACGCCGATCACATCGCGGTTCGGGTCTTGGAAGACCCCGAAGGGGACATCGTCCCGGAGAACATCACCCACACGTTCCGTTTCATGGCGGATGCGTGCCTGAGGTTGCGTGACGAGTACCCGGTTTACGACGAATCGGACTACTCCGAATTGGAGTCGGAGGAGTGTGAAGCTGCTTTCGATTCCGCTTGGGACGATGTGGATTGGGAGGAAAACGTCCCGGACGGTACGCCCGACGATGACCTGAAGTGGTGTATTTACCGGAAGCTCACCGAAAACGATACCCCTGAGTGGTTCGACTCCGATGAGATTCTGTCGGAGTACCTGGGCGCGGTTCAGTTCCAAGCCTACGCGGAGTACAACTCTCGGGAGACCTCGAACGGGCAGGCGGCTCTGTTCGATCACCCCCACTACACCAACCACCCGGACGGTTGCCAGACTTGTGGTAACCGGTGGCAGCACTGAGACTGTTAGGAGAGCGTACGGGCCGCATAGGTCCGTACGTTCGATAACGCTACTCAGCGTGCCCCGATACTTGACAAGAAAGTGAGAGACACAATGAACAACCTTTCCAAGCCGATGCGTGATGTCATCGAAGCTGCGACCGATGAGGGTCTGTTGACGGCGGGTGCTGCCCGTACCGTGATGGCTCTCAAGACGCGTGGCTTGGTGGACGACGCTGGGCTGAGCCTGACGGACGCCGGTAAGGCTGTCCGGGCGGAACTTCTGTCCGAGAATCAGGGCGACGTGAACCCCACTGCGGACGACGTGGCCAGTATGACGGGTGACCCCGTGTCTTGGGTGGGTTCCGTGGTCAAGCCTCAGGAGCAGTACGCCGAGTGGGAGCGCGAGTTGCTGGCCGATGCCAGGGTGGACCCGAACACCGGCGTTCCGGTGGCTGACAGCCCCGTGGAGACCACGAACGACACCCCTGAGGGTGAGGACCCCCGGGAGGCTGTCCCGGGGCTTGAGAAGCTTCTGGACACGCCCCACGTGGTTCCGAACCGCAAGGATCGTCGGAACCGCAAGCGGATCATGCGTGCGTTCAATCGCTTGTTTGCCCGCAAGAGGGACCAGCAAACCAAGAAGCTGACCGATGCTCGTAAGGCTGCCCGCAAGCGCGGTAAGGTCAGTGCCTGACATGTCCATCTCTGTTCTGACCCGTGATCCTGGAGTGGCCGAATCGTTGACTGACGACGACATTCGGTGCCTGTCCAGCTCGCTCTACCATGAGCTTGTCAGGGTCAACGACCCGCACGAGTTCGCAACCGCATTCGTCAATTGGCGTGTGAGGGCCCCGGAGGGTGCTACCATTGACCTGTTCTCCGCATACAAGGCGGTAGACTGGTGGCGTGCCTACGGGACGCTTGCGACGCTTCCATACGAAAGGCTTGGCAATGGATGACTACGTGATGACCTTGACCTACCGTGGGTGGACGTTCACCCATGATGGCAAGTGGCTGACCATGCGCCAGGGTCAGAATTCCATGACCGTGAGTGGCCTGACCATCGAAAGGAAAGACCTGGACACGTTCGCGAAGGGTTGGGCCACAGCAGAGCTTTTCCTGTCTCGGGAGGGTTGACCGTGTCGGTTATGAAAAAGATTTTCACGGCGATTCAGATCGAGTGTGACCGCCAGGAGGTGGGCCTGGATCGGGTGATGATGCTTGCCGATGTCTACTCGGATGCAATGCACATCGGCATGGACGATTTGGCACCCCGGGAAGACGATTTCTTGGAAAGGGATGGCTTCGCCTACCTGATCGAACCCAAGAATCGCGGACAGTACCGGCGTACTCCGGTGTTCTTTGCCGACCTGTCTACGGCCATGGCCCCATCCCTCATCCCTTCCCAGATGACCAAGTGGTGGACCCGGCTTGATTGGGTGTGGGAGACTCGACACCAGTCCGACCCGATGCACTTCCGGGAGGATGTTGACGAGCTGATCCGAGAGTTCCTGGTCATTCACCCGTTCCAAGACGGCAACGGCCGTATCGCATGGCTGTTGCGGGTGTGGATGTTGCACCAGTGGGAAGACCCTGAGGAGTTGCCGAACTACTTCCCACAAAACGTGGGTAAGCAAACCGTCTAGACTGTAAGGGGACGTATACAGTGGGTATTGGTAGGAAGATCGTCGAAGTCACGGCCCGTGTGGTTCGTGAGACCGCAATGGGGGATGGCCCGATTTGCGGTGTGTCCGATTACAAGGGTGGCAGTTGCAAGCGTAAGAAGCGCCCGGGTCACGCCACGTGCGGTTCCATGGAGTGCGAGACCAACAACGGCATTGCCGGCGGATGGATCAGGGACTGAGATGAGCGACCGACAGTTTCGCATCACCTTCCGCAAGGGGGGACAGACCAGGACCCTGGTCTACCCGGGGCACACCGCGTACGATGCGGAGAGGGATTTCACCACGGATCATCCCGACGCAGAGGTTCTTACGGTGATTGAGGACACCGTGTCGATTCGGAACACATTCAACGGCACGTCTTATGGTACGGTCAATCAGATGGGTGACGTTGACGGAGACGTGAACTATTTCAGGGGGTAAGGTATGGCCGATTACATGTACGTGAACGACCTCAACAACAGCGAGTACCTGACCACGGAGCAAGAGAGGCGATTCGAGGCAGCCAAGCAAAAGGCTACGGCTGAGGGTCACGAGTTCCTGAGTCCCGAGTGGAAGCGTGCTTGGGCCGATCACTTCGGAGAGCTGTGAGCGACAACGTGCGTCTTGAGTCGGGTGACTCGTTCCTGGTCACCGACAGCGCTTTCACCAACCGGGTTTACCTGATTGTCGAAGAGCGCAAGGGGGCCCACAACCCGAAGGGCGGGGTTGCGCTGGCCCAACTGAACAAGGCTGAGGTCGGCGAACTTATCGAGCGTCTGGAAACCCAGCGTAGAGGCATGACTTAAAACTGAATATAGTCTCACTGAATGTAGTGCCCCGTTCCGGGGCGGATAGGTGGAGTCGTTAATACCACTTATTGTGGGAGACAGGGAAGCCAAAGATTCCGCTTCGGAACGGTATTGATCAGCGCGGCTGTCAATGGCGTGTACAGACGGCACACCGTTAGGGACTAGCCACCCCTACCGCGCTCTAAGCCCGTGTAGCTCAAAAGGATAGAGCCAGGGTTTCCTAAACCCTAGGTTAGAGGTTCGAGTCCTCTCACGGGCACATGAACCAATGTAAAGAGATGGGGCCTTACACGGTAGACCTTCCTTTCCATTTCGGTCATTTCATTCTGTTGGCCGTGTTGGTGGGTATCGGTATGGGTATCGTGTTCGGCATCGTTTTGGAAAAGGCCAAAAATTACAAGGAGGACTCACGTGGGTGAGAAGATCATCAAGGAGGGTGGCGATTCTGATCAGGATAGGCTCCTCTCCGAACTTGCCAAGCTGGATCTGACGCAGGCTATCGAAGCTCAGGAAGCGGCCCAAAAGGCTCAGGAGGAGCAGAAGTGACCACGGCTACCACGACGCTGATCGGCACGCCCGACCGTGGGGAAATCACGGTCACCAACCCGGACGTGTTCTTTACCGCCCGGGGTGTCGAGCTGGAATGTGTGAACTACACCGTGGACGGCCCGGAGAAGGTGACGATGGTAATCAGTCCCGATTACCTGCCCTACATTCTGGGCGATTTGGCCAAGGGTGTTGACGAGTTTGGGAGGATCAAGAGTAAGGACTAAGAAAGGTAAACCGGATGGTTGATTATCGAAGTGTGTCGCAAGTAAACGATATGGAGTGCGGTTACCGGTACTACCTCAGCCGGGTTCTACGGGTGTGGCGTAAGCCTGCCGCGTGGCTTGCCCAGGGAACGGCCTTCCATGAGGCCGTAGAGCGCTTCGAAAAGTCTGGAAGGGTGATGACACCCACCGAGGTGGTTGAGGCGTTCAGCGAGGCATACGACCGGGAAATCGGGCTTATGTCGGAGACCACACCGAATCATTCTGTCTGGTTTGCTTCCGGACCGTATCGCGGGTCAGAAGACATTGAGCGCAGATACGGTTTGGGAGTTGACCAAACAGCCAAGTATTTGGAATACATCAAGGCTAACCCACACGAGGAAATCAGTCGGGTAGAAAATGAGCCATTGGTGGAAGCCGAGTACGCAGTCAAGTTCGGTGACGTAGAAGTACGAGGATATATTGACCAGGTGGTGAATTGGACACCCCGTGATTTGAAGACAGGCAAGCAACCCGGGTCGGAATTCCAGTTGGCCACGTACGCCTGGGCATTGAACCTCAAGTACGGTATCCCGGTCACCACGGGGGATTACTGGATGGCCCAGAAGGGTGGACCCACCAAGCCTTATGACCTGACTGAGTGGTCGCTACAGGAACTGGTGGACATCTACGGGGAGACCGATCAAAAGATTCGGGATGAACAGTTCGACCCCAACCCGAACGAGAAGGTTTGTACTTTCTGTGATGTGAGTTCGTCTTGCCCATTCTCGCTAGCCCGGGAGTGGTAATGGTGCTTCGTAGTACTCTGAGTACAGCCACCATGCAAGACTTGAAAGAATTCCTGAACGACCCGTTTCTCACAGTGGACCGGTTCATGGTGACCGGTTCCCGGGAATGGACGGATTGGGTTATAATCAGGGATGCTTTGAGGTCTGTGCATGAGCGCTTTCCTGAGGCTACCATGGCCAACGGAAAGGCTTATGGGGCCGATTGCATAGCCGCTGTCATGTGGACTCATGCGGGAGGGTGGGTGCAGTACTACCCACCCGATTACCAAAGGCATGGCAAATCGGCTACGTTTATCCGGAATGACGACATGGTCAATTCTGGTGTAGGGCTTTGTCTCTCCTTTTGTAGGGACGAATCCAACGGTACGGCTTACACAAGGGAAAAGGCTAGGGGTAAAGGAATCCCTACCTTCAATTTCACGGAGGGTTAAACCATGGGTTACACCAAGTACACGATCACCGGTCAGTCGAACCGGCGTCCCGAGAATCTGCCGGACGGCTTCGAGGTGGTGGCTGAGCCGGTTGTGTTCTCCAAGGAGACCCCTGGGTTCGCCTTGGCCGATTCGGCATACCGGGACGGCCAGTTGTTCATCAATCAGCAGGGGAGCTACGGTCGTCACTTCTCTGCGGAGGATGTCCGCGCACTGCGGGACGCACTCACGGAGTGGCTGAGCCAGACGTGCGCTATGCGGGTCGTGCACGATGAGAACGACAGTGCCACGTCGTCGTGGCGGTGGTACGAGATCAAGCCGAACAAGTTCGTTTACGATCTCAGCGAGCAGAACGCGCGTAGGGATGCGGAGCGGTTCAAGGACGGGCGTCCGACCACCGATCTGTTGTCGTTCGAAGAGATCGAGGAGCGTTACGGTATCCGCACGGTCACCACGTGGGAGGTCTAAAGCCATGACTACGTTGATCATCGGGTCAACCGCAATGTGGAACCTGGGTTTTTCGCATCGGGAACCGGATGATTTTGACGTGTTCACCGACACCCCGGACAGCTTCGAATCGGAAGGCTTCGATCCGTTCTGGCATGACTCGTTCTATGAGTGGTTGGGTGACACTACCCTTCGATCCGCAACGCTTGACGAGTTGTACACCATCAAGTTGTCTCATTCGTATTGGGACCTCAAGAACGGTTCGTGGGACAAGCACGCATACGATCTGGTCGAGTTGAAGCGTGCGGGTGCCAAGGTTGACCTTAAGCTTCACAAGCTCCTGTACGGCGTCTGGGAGAGCCAGCACGGCCGTAAGCAGGTCGACCTTACCCAAGAGGCAGACGAGTTCTTTGCCGACGCTGTGAAGCGAAGGTACGACCACGACAGCATCCACTACTCAGTGGCCTACGGGGACGTGCCGATGTATGAGCACATCCTCAAGGATGGTCACTCGGTGGATGTGGACCCAAAAAAGATGTGGGCACTCTCCCACAAGGATCTGGTCAGGCTCTTCCGAGAGGAGATCCTGGCAACCGCATTGGAAAGGATTGTCATTCCCCGGAACTACCAGTGTTCTCCGGGGGCTGCCTACTTGTGGGCGCTCAAGCGTACTGCTACTTCCCTTACCAAGGGTAAGTCCGCACGATTCATCATGGACAACTTCGAGGAGTTCCGTACGCCCGATTCGGATTATGTCGAGCGGCACAAGTCGAAGAGTCACCTTCTCATTCCGTTGGAGAACTGATGGGTTTCTGGGATTGGTTCTGGTTGGTCTACTGGATCGGTCTGACCCCTGCGTGGCTTGTGATGAGCAAGTTCATGCTGAAGATCGGTATGGAAGACACAACCCGATACAAGGAAAAGGCCGATTCGGGTGACCGCTTCGCAGCAATCGGGTTGGGCTTCTGCCTGATGTGGTTCTGGCCGCTGGGCATCCCGTTCACCGCAATTTGGAAAGCTTTGGAGAGCGATGACTGAACCCACTCCCCCAGGGGAGCACCTATCCGACGAAGAGTTGGAAGAGCACAGACAGGTTCTGGACCAGGCGGAAGAAATGGCCCGGAACGTTACGCCTGTGCCCAAGCTGACACGTAAGCAACTGAGAGAAAAGCTTTCACAGAAGGAGAACGATGGACTACGCTGAACGTGTTATCTACGAAGGTCTGAAACAGCATGTCACGGGCTTGTTCAGGATCTACGCCGAATTCGTTCCGGGAGTGCCTTTCAGGCTGCTCACCGAGGATGGTCAGGCCCTTCGGTGTGAGATCGTGGAGCACAGCCTGGACCAGGTCTACTCGGATGACTACATTCCGATCTACATCGTATTCAAGTGCGGGGTCACATACTTGAAGCTTTCGGGCTACCAGGACTCTTACGGTGGATACGAGTGGGACAGTTTCGTGACCGAAGTCGAGCGCAAGGAAAAGGTGGTGTACCTGTATGAGTGACACGTGTTTGAAGTGCCGTACCGAAGATGCTCTGATGGCTACCGACAAGGGTTGGTGGTACATTTCGGAGTACGGCGTGTCTGCTGAAGTGGACGGTATTCCGATCCAGAAGGTGGAAGTTTTCAAGTCGTCCGATGAGGTCCAGGACTACTACGGCGAGTACCCTCAGGGTTGGGAGGGTAAGATGTGGATCACCTTCCGGGTGGGCAACCGGTTCTTCCGGAAGATGGGCACCATCTCTTCCTATGGTGACGAGAAGTGGGACGGCCGGTTCCAGGAAGTTTTCGCGACCGAAAAGACGGTTACCGTGTTCGAGTTCAAGGAGGAGAAGTGAGTATTTTCAACCGCAAGAAGCGCAAGGAGAAGCGGGGTATTACCCCGGTTGCACCCGAGAAGACCTACCCGGCGGCTTCTTATTGGGAGACCTACGAGGGTGGGGAGTACATCGAGACGCCTGCTCCGTCCTACGACAGCAGCCCGACCACGTACGACACCCCGACCTACTCCACGCCGTCTCAGAGCTACGACAGCTCGTCTTCGTCCGGCTCTGGGTACTCCGGTTCGGATAGCAGCTCTTCGTCGTCCAGCAGCGATTCTGGGGGTTCTTGGTGAAGACGTGGGATGAGGTCGGGTACGAGGGTTTGTTCCGGAACCTGGCGGCTTACACCGGAGACGATGATGTCGACAACTTCGACCCGGACCGCCAGTTCGAGTTCGGTGATGTCGAGTGGGATGAACTCTGGCGGTCTGACTGGGTGGGTACCCGCGATTTCCGATTCCGTAACGTGGAATCTTATGGTGGTGAGGGTCAGGGCGACGATTACTGGTTCATCCTCGAAGTCGAGTTCTCGGACCAGATCAAGACCTTCGAAATCAGCGGTTACTACGCGTCTTACTCGGGTGGTTACTACGAGGAGATCAAGGAAGTCAAGCCTCAGGACAAGGTGGTGACCGTATGGGTCTCAGCGTGAAGGAAATCGAAAACCTCCTCTTCAATTACCAGGACGACTGGTACTCTGAGGGTTGGAGCTACTGGGACAACGAGAACTACGGCACTGTCACCCTGTCCATCGGCTTGGATGCGGATCTCGTGGCCAAGGGTGGCCCCACCGGACTCGACTACGAGAAGTGGTTGGTGGTCAGGGTCACCGATATGGACGGTACGGAGAGGTTCTTCAAGAAGATCGGCTACTACAGCTCGTACGAAGGTACTTCCTGGGACGGCTCTTTCCACGAGGTGTTTCCCCAGCAGAAGACCGTGACGGTTTACGAGAAGGAGTGACATGGTTTACCTGGACGATATCCTGAACACGGATCGTCTGGGCAGGGAAATTGCGGACGGGTACGTACGGGTGGGAGACCACCCGTACTTGCCTCTCAACATTCTCTGCTACGAGCACAAAGCCATGATCGACCAGCATTGGACTCACGAGGTTCGAATGAGTCGTGGTCTGATCTACGACGGTATCAGTCTCAAGGTTGTGGCCCGTCCGTTCGAGAAGTTCTTCAACCACGGTGAAGAGCACGCCCCGGAAATCCCCGCAAACACCCCTGTAAAGCTCTACGACAAGATCGACGGGTCGTTGGGTATCGTCTACCCCATTGCCAACGGCAAGTACGCGGTAGCCACCAAGGGGAGCTTCACCAGCGAGCAGGCTGCCAGGGGTACTGAGATTTGGCGGCGTGACTTCGAGGGACGGTTCCGACCTCCCAAGAACCTGACCATTCTGGTAGAGATCGTGTACCCCGAAAACCGGATCGTTCTGGATTACGGGAAGCAGGAGAAGTTGATCTTGCTAGGGGCGGTGGATATTGAAACCGGCCTGAGCTATTCTCCGGAAGACATCATTTGGTGGCCCGGTGAGAAGGCGGAGCAGGTAGGATCTGGCAGTTGGGGTTTCATTACCAGCAACCCGGATCTTCCAGTGTTCCATCGGCCCAATCGGGAAGGTGTGGTTGCTTGGTCGCCCACTCTGGATGTTCGGGTCAAGCTCAAGCAGGAAGACTACATCGAGAAGCACAAGGCGGTCTTCGGCCTCAACGAAAAGGCAGTGTGGGACGCCTGGGATGAGAACCGGATCACGGAGTTCATCAACGGGCTTCCCGAAGAGGTTCAGGAGTGGGCAAGGGAGACCCACATGAAGTTTTGGGAGGAGCACCAGCGCAGGTTGGACCAGGTAGCCGACATCTGGGAATCCTGGATTGTCTGTGCTCAGGACTTCTCGTCGGACCGTGCCAACCGGGCCCATTTCGCCAACTGGGTAAAGGGTAGTGGGTGTGCACACCTCATCGAGGTGCATGGCAGGTGGCTGGAAGCAGCACTGTTCGCGCATTTCGATAGGGACTATTTGCGGGCGTCCAGCATCATCCGAAAGTCGCTTAAGCCGCATGGTCAGACCGAAAAGGCCAAGTGGTAATCTCAACCAGGAAAGAGGCTCGCTCCATGAGTCGGTCTAAGAATTCACCCTTCAAGGGTGAGAAGAAGTGGGGAGAGTTCGACGCCCCCGGTAAGTGGTCGGGAATCAAGGATCTTCGTCGCCGGTACAACCGGCGTACCCGGCACACCTTCCGAACCGAGGTTCGTACCAAGGACTGGGAAGACCTGGACGACTTCCCGGAGTACGAGGATTATCGCAAGCGTGATCAGGCCAAGTGGGATCTTTGAAGGAAAGTGTGGTGTGACTGGTAATGGGTCAGACTGAAGATGAACTGAAGAAGGAACTGGAAAGGGTTCTCCAGGAAGAGGAGATGATCCAGAGGGACAACCCGATCACTCGCAAGAGCAAGGATGAGGAAGACGACTGATGACCAGTCTTATTGTCACGGTGGGTTTGCCCGGGTCTGGAAAGACCCGGGCCGCCCGGTACATTCAGGAAATCGACACTCAGACTTGGGTGTTGGTTTCGCGGGACGACATCCGAGAGTCCCGCTTCGGAGCACACGGAATTCTTGATGGTCTGGAAGACATGGTCACCCAGTTCGAAGAGCAGGATGTCATTTCTGCTTTGAAGGCGGGTTTCAGTGTCATTGTCCACGACACCAACCTTCGGATGAGGTACCGCCGTAGGTGGCAGCAGATCGCAGACGAGTACGGAGCAACCTACGAGCAGATGGACTTCACGGGGGTGCCACTGGAGACGTGCTTGAAGCGTAACCAGGAGCGTGACCGCCAGGTTCCCGAAGCCGAAATCCAGAAGCTCCACCGCAAGTTCATCAAGCCCCTCAAGGGGCAGCCCATGCCGTACCCTGAGAGCGTCGCTGAGGCGACTTCAGGGGTGGTCCCTTACTCGGGTACCCCAGGAGCCCCCAAGGCCATCCTGGTGGACGTAGACGGCACGGTTGCTAAGATGAACGGAAGGTCACCCTTCGACTACTCAAGGGTGTCGGAAGACCTGCCCAACCAGCCCATCATCGACCTTGTGCGTGCTGCTCATTACGACTTGGGTTATAAGACCGTGTTCTTGTCGGGTCGCCCGGGTTCTTGTCGGGATGACACCGAGGAGTGGTTGTACGAGCACGTCAAGGTTCCGATCGAGCTGTTGGTCATGCGACTGACCGGGGATGGTCGAACCGACTACGTGGTCAAGCAGGAATTGTTCGACCAGCACATCCGAAACTACTACGATGTCCGCTGGGTCTTGGACGACAGGAACCAGGTTGTCAAGATGTGGCGTTCAATGGGTCTGACTTGTCTGCAAGTAGACGAAGGGGACTTCTGATGAAGGCGGCTGTGGGTTTTCTGTTCGCCCTGATGACAGCTTTTTACATCTACATGGCGGTTAACATTCCGGTCATCTGGCCGGATCAGCCCCAGTACCACATGACGGTTCAGACCACAATGTGGGGTTTCGCAGCCGGGGTCATGTTCTGTGCTGCGATTATGAGCTTGCTCAATTGGGCCAGGAGTGTAAGGTGATTCGTGCCCATGAACGGTATGCAATCAGCCCAAAAGACAAGGAGACCGAATGAACAAGAAGCTGACCGCCCTGGCGGTTTCCCTGGTCACTGGGACGGTAGTCCTGACCGGGTGCGGCATGTACGAGATCGACCGAAACGCAGTGAACGCGGTAAAGGTTGAGGGCACCGCCAATCTCTGGCGGTTCTGTGATGGCCCTACCCTGGTTTACTACCAGGACTTCGACGGGGCTGAGGATGAGATCGTGGCCATGTTCTGGGGGGCTTGTACCCCTGAGGGTGGCTTGACCGGTCCCCAGGATGATCGTGTAGTGGGAGGCGACACCGGAAATGGCTGAGGCAAAGACGGGTACAACCGAGAAGGTTGTAGTGAAGATGGTAGAGACCACGGAATCTATTCCGGTAATCAACCTCACCCTTACCCCGGGTGAAGCTCAGGTTCTTTACGGGGTTTTGTCCCGGGTCGGGGGTCACGAAAAGGGTTTTCGGGGTGTTGTCGATGACATCTACAATTCCCTGACCAATCTTACTCCGGAATTGGAGTACGGAACCTCATCGTACAACACGATTTCCAGGAGCCTTGAGGGTCACCTGGTCTTTCAGGAGTAGTGATGGGTAAGCATCGAAGGGACGAGGGTCCGGACACCGAGATTTTCAATGTCCAGGGTGAGTTGGACAAGGTCGACACGTTCGAAGAGGAATACAAGCCCCGGAAGTACGAAGAGCACGTAGGCGAAGTCACCAAAATGAGGGAGCAGGAGTGACCTACGAGGAGATTCTGAAGAATTGGGGTCGGCTTCGACTCCTGGCCGATAAGCCGGAGTTGGGGCTGAGCGATTCCGTCGTGGAAGTCACTTCGGTGGACATCTACGAGTGTGAATCCATGGGCTACTGCGAGACGTGTTGGTCTCCGGCCTACATCGACATCACCATCAACTACACGGTTGACGGGGTGGAAGGCTCTCACTACCTCAATGCCCGGGAGGACGAAGGATGGGCTGACAACGACTTCAACACCCTGACCGGGATCGTTCGGGAACTGGAGAAGCTGGCTGAGGATATGGATAGGAAGGGCGAGTAGTGCACTTCTCGAAGATTAAGACCGCGTTGGCGGTTATCGGATTCTGCACGGTTCTTTACCTGTTCGGAAGCTGGGCTATCGAAATCATCGACCAGATCAAGGTCTGGTTGGAAGGAACCGGCGTTACGCAGTAACTGTCCACAAAGGACAGGTATACACTCCCACCAAATTTGAAAGAGGCTTCGATGATTAACGACGACATCAACACCATCGTGGAGAACGAGATCGAAAAGGAGTACGCCCGCCTGGTGGCCGTGCTGGCTGCCATGGAAGACAACGGCGTTACCGAGGCAGACCAGTTGGCCTATTTCAAGGGCCTCTTGGGTGCCCAGTATGCCTACCTGAACGGTCTTCTGAGCGAAGAGGTTCACACCAAGCTCATGAACCAGTTGTACGACGTGGCGGGTCTCCACGGGGACCACAAGTTCGCCCACCTGTTTGTCTGATAACAACCCAGCAATAACTACAGAAGGAGAAAGCATGAGCGACACGATTCTGGGCTACAACCGTTCCCAGGTTGAGGCTGTTACCTACGAGCTTCAGAGCACCGTGATGGACCTGATCACGATTTCCGAGTCCGAGGGTACCGAAGCCGCTGTGGACGTGGTGGTTACCGGTCTGGCCGTCCGCATCGCGATTCTGGAAGAGCTGATCACCCCGGAGGATGCCCAGAAGCTGGTGGAAGACAGCCAGGGTAACTTCGTCGCCATCACCCAGGAGCTTCAGTCTCGGGCCCTGGCCAAGCTGCTGGCTGGGTGATCATATGTTCTCGCTTGCTCAGAGTTTGAGGGCACGCGGGAACGCTGGTGATCCCTTGCCTACCGTTTGGCAAGCTTTGGAAGACATGGGTATCGAGTTCCGCCGTGGCCAGCTCGTCTTGGTCGCGGCGGGACCCGGTACCGCTAAGTCGGCTCTCACGCTGACCTTGTCTCTCCAGTCAAAGGTACCGAGTCTGATCTTTTCTGCGGACTCGGACGCATTCACTCAGTTGACCCGTGCTATCTCAATCCTCACGGACATTCCCATGAGTGCGTCGTCCCAAATGGTGTTGGACGACAAGATGACAGAATCAGTCCTCTCCGCCTTGTCCTCAGTTCCGTTGCGCATCGACTACGAAGCGTCGCCTACGATTGATGATATCGAAATGCTCATCGAATCGTACTGGGAACTTTACGGAGAGTACCCGGGTATCATTGTGGTGGACAACATCACCAACGTGGATACCCAAATGCCTCAGGACCAGGACAACTATTCGTCCAACCTTGAGGGCTTGATGGATTACCTACACGGTGTGGCCAGAGAAACCGCTGCTTGTGTGATCGGGTTGCACCACGTAACCGGTGAGTACAACAATGGTGACAAGCCCATTCCGTTGAATGGTGTCAAGGGTCAGATCACTAGGGTTCCTGAAATGGTCTTGACTCTCCACAAGAAGAACAACCCGGACGGCACAGCCACCTTGTGTGTGTCTCCGGTGAAGAACCGTGGCGGACAACCCGACGCCACCGGACAGAGTTATGCACAGTTGGAATTCCTTGGGGACTACATGAGCATCAAGGACTTCAGCTTTGCTAATGATCAGGCAATTTCTCATTGGGACGAACAACGACTGATGGAGTAACCATGCCGAAGGTGTACCACGCCAGATGCCAGCACTGTCAGGAGCCGTTCAACAACTTCAGCAAGTCCCGACTGGATGTCATCGTGGCCAACCACGAGATGGTGTGCGACAGCAACCCGGACAAGGAGTTCAACCGGGAGGCAGACCGCCACGGACCCGACCTGAAGACCGCTCTGGACAGGGCCAGGAAGGAGCTGGGTGACTGGTGAAACCTGTAGTATCCCATACCGCAGTGTGTCAGTACTGCTTGGCTCACTTCACCGAGAAAAGCAAGGCGTTGGCCGAAGCTTCTCGGAACGCACACGAAGAGGTATGCGGAGACAACCCCGACGCACGGGACAGTAGCAACCGATGGAAAGATGACAAATGAACTGCGCCCATCGAAAGGGACCAGGGAAATGTGAATGGTCCTGGTGTGTCAATCATGGTAAAAACGAATGCTACTTGTGCGGAATAGGAGATGACAACCACGTGAGCTACGTCGAGTCCAGCCGGTATGAGTCCGAGACCCAGATCGAGCAGACCACCCGTATCATCGGGGAGCTGAGCAGCCAGCTCGAAAACGCCCGAAAGCGTCTGGAAGAGCTGAAGAACAAGCGTAATCTGGATCTGTTGGACAGCTTGGGTGACCGGGCGGTCGTTAGGTTCAGCCGAAAGTTCAACCGAGGAGGTACGATCTACCACTACGCGGCCATCAAGTTGGGTAGTTGGTGGTACATCACGTCTGACGGTACGGAGTACAAGCGGACCACCGAGTCACTGAAGCTTTTCATTGGTGAGAACCGGGTAGACATCATGACTCCGGACAAGAGCCTGTAATGGCCCACAAGGGCGGCGTTCTGTTTGTTTGGATTGCCGAAAAGATGGCAGAACTTCAGGACGAATCGGGAAAGATGGTGGAGTGGTGCTCTGGGGTGACCCGGGGCACTGCCCTTGCCCAACTCAAGTGTATCCAAGAAACCGCATGGATTGATTCGGGGGATGCCAATAAGTTCTACTGCGGAGTTTTGTACGAGGAGGAATAGTGTGCGCATGGTGTGTTAACGGGCCACCCACAGAGATAGACGTTTACTTTGCAATGGGGGAGATGCAGACCGAAGATTACCAAGAAGCGGCCGACGCTACTCGTATGTTGTATTGGTCCACGATGTGTGCCAAAGCTCAGAATTCACCCCGCGAACGGTTGTTCCGGGTTTACGAATTCTCCTGGCCGGATCACGATAAGTGATGACACGCCCCAAAACGTGTAAGGATTGTGGGAGCAGTTCGAGAAAGCTGCCCCACCCGGGACCCAGGTGCGCGACCTGTCACAGGAATCGCCGTAAAGGGGTCTCAGAGGCTCGTAGGCTGACGTACGTGGCCAAGCAGTACAACCTATCCCCACAAGAGTATCAGGCGCTTGTAGAGGCTTTCAGCGGGCTCTGCTGGATTTGTCGACGTAACAAGGGACGCCAAGTAGACCACGACCACAAGTGCTGCCCCGGCAAAACGTCGTGTGGCAAGTGTGTGCGTGGGCTTCTTTGTGGTCCTTGCAACAAGTTCCTGGGTCACATTCGGGATAACCCGGAGATAGCAGTCAATATCGTGAGGTATCTCGAAGCCTACGAATTCCAACGACAATCCATGGAGAAGAAGTGAGACTCGGAAAGACTCTTATCGGTGCGTTCCTTATCGTGGTGCTGGTGAATGGTTGCCAGCCTTCGGGGAGGATCAATATCAAACCGGCAGACACCAAGACTGCCGCAGTTCCTACTGCACCCCCTACCAATTAATAAGGAGACATGATGGATGAGTATGTCGACTCGACCATGCAGGATAACCTGGAAGAGCTTCGAGACGAGGTTGTAGGCCACAAGATTGTCCACGCGGGTCGGACCAAGGTCCCGTCCAGGTGGAGCGGAGAAGAGGAAGTTTTTCAGATCACGCTGGACAACGGAAAGAAGGTGATCCTGAGGGACACCGACGACTGTTGTGCGTACACCGAGCTGGAAGCGTTCCTGTTCCATGCGGACCAGGTGGACAACATTGTCACCTCGGTTGAAGGGCAGGATGACTACAGCAAGTGGTTCGTGTTGGCAGACATGTCCAAGGTTCTCGAACTGACTGTGGGTTGGTCGGAGGGTTCGGGTTACTACGGCTACGGATTCAGCATTGAGGTTCAGGATGCACCCGATCTGCCCGTTGTGTAAGAAGACCGTAGACAAATGTAAGGGACACTGAAGGAGAACCATGTACGACTACACCGATAATGTTCGACGGGGTATTGCTCTTCTGGACGCCAAGGCCCCGGCAGGCTGGCGGGACCGGATCGACTGGCCTACCGTCAACATCTACGACATCCGAAGGTGTGTGGCCTCCCAGGCTATTCCTCCGCAGAAGGAAGAGGGTTACTACGGGTCGATTGAGGTCAGTGGTTACACTCTCGCCTATGAGTGGATCGAGACCCTGAACCACGAGAATGACACCGACTACAACTGTGAGGACTTCGGGTTCAACACCCACACCGACGATGATTGGGACGAGGAGGAGAGTTTCTACAGCCCCGAAGAGAACCTGATCGGTGTGTGGAAGCGTGAGCTGGGGGTGTCTTCGTGAGCCGTGTTCATGTCGGTGACGTTTTCGTGGATGCCGGGGCAATCTGGGTAGGCGACCCGTGTTATGTGATTTCCTCGGATGCTGAATACGATAAGATGACCTGGAACGAATTCTGTGACAAGTGGTTCGTGTTTGGAAGTGTGGATCACGAGTTGAGGAATTCGGAAAAGCCCCACGTTTCCGCAGTTTTGGGGTTCGGCATCGGGTTGGCCATCGACACCGCTTGGGGTGATGGGTCGTACCCGGTTTATGTGGAATACAACTCGGACGGGCGTCCGTCTCGGGTTACCATCGAGTTCGAAGGTTCGGAGGATGACGATGAGTGAGCGCAAGTCTCCAGAAGCAATGATCGCACTGTTCGCAGAGGTCTTCCACCAGGAGTTCCCGCTGGGCGTGTGGACTTCGGACAACCACGACACGCCTTTCGATGAGTCGTGGCGGTTCGAGGTGGGTTCGGACGGGCAGGGTGTTCTTCGACTGGTCATGGATGATGGTGAGACCCGTGAGGAGTTCGAGTGGACTCTGAACCTCCGATCGTAAGGCTTCTCAAGTCCTGGTATTGGGACTGGGAGTTGCCCGGAGGTTCAAAGAGGTGGTTGTCGTGTCTCTGTCCTTTTCACGGGGACACGACCCCCTCTGCGTCTGTTTCCCCTGAGTACAATTACTTCCAGTGCCGTGCGTGCGGGATGAAGGGAGACGTAATCGGTCTTATCATGAGGAAGGAGGAAGTTCCATTTGTCGAAGCCAAGCGACGTGCAGAGAAATTTTTTGATGGAAGCCACGTCCCAGTATCATCAAAGCCTCAAGGGAAGTCCGGGCGACGAGTATCTTCGAGGCCGAAGTTTGGTAGGCCCCGAAATCGACAAGCTTCGGTTGGGCTACGTTGACAACCCCCTTCCAGGACACAACATGTTCGAAGGCTGGCTGTCCATCCCGTACCTGAGATGGTCTCCTGGCCAAGGCTGGGTGGTCATCGGCATGAGGTTCAGGTGCCTGGAAGATCACAACCACAAGGCAGCACACGGGGGCGGCAAGTACATGGCCCACCCCGGAAGCGGTACCCACCTGTACAACACCCTGTCTGTCTTGAAGTCCGAAGACGAGGTGTTCATCACGGAAGGGGAGCTGGATGCGGCGGCTGCCTCATTGATCGGTCTTCCGGCAGTAGGAGCCCCCGGGGCCGATACATGGAACCCGGTGTTTGCTCGTATCTTCCGAGGTTACGAGAAGGTATGGGTACTGGCAGACGGAGACAAGGCGGGTCGGGAGTTCTCCGACCGTGTAAAGGACACACTGAACAACGTCTGGGTGGTTCCCATGCCGGACGAGCACGATGTGAATTCGACCATTCAAACCTTTGGTGCTGAGGAAATCTACAGATTGGTGGGACGTAATGTTCCAGGTAAATGACTACGTGATCATCCTTGGTGGTAAGTGGTTTGGGATGCCCGGACTGGTGACAGGTTATGGTGCGGGGTTTGCGGACACCTACCGGGTCACCATCGGTGAAGAAGTGGAGACCTACCCCGGGGATCAGTTGGAGATGTTGTATCGACTCATGGAAGGTGAGTTCATTGCGGTGGAAGAACGAGAGGATGAAGGCGCTTCAGAAGGGGTGTCCTGATTATCCTAATATCCCAGACGACTGCCCGGACCCCGAGGCGTGTATGCAGGGTATTCCGTGCGAAATTGTGAGGAAGGCGGCAAAGGTTGAAGATTCTGACGGTTGATATCGAAACCAGCCCTCATATGGGCTTCCATTTCGGGTTGTTCAATCAGAATTTCGGGTTGAACCAGATCGAAGAGTGGACCCGGGTTATCTGTTTCGCGGCCAAGTGGTACGGGGAAGACGAGGTGTTGTTCCACTCCGATTTCCATGATGGTCACAGCAACATGGTTCAGGAAGCCTACAACTTGGTTGACGAGGCTGACGTGTTGGTCACCTACAACGGTGCGTCCTTCGACGTGAAGCACCTCAACCGGGAGTTCCTGTTGCTGGGTCTTGCGCCCCCGGCGGCTTACCAGCACATTGACCTTTACCAGGTCAACCGGAAGCAGTTCCGGTTCGGGTCTACCAAGCTGGATCACCTGGCCCAGGAGCTGGGTGTGGGACAGAAGGTGAAGCACGAAGGGTTCGGCTTGTGGCTGGCCTGTCTGAACGGTGACATCGACGCGTGGAACCGGATGAGGGAGTATAACAAGGAGGATGTCAGGATCACCGAAGACGCATTCACCAAGCTGCGTCCTTGGATTCCGAATGCCCCTAACGTCAACCTCTACGACGAAACCGAACACCTCTGCCCGAGGTGTGGTAGTGAAGACCTCGAACGCCGTGGGTTCAGGTACACAGGTATCGCAAAGTACCAGCGATTCCAGTGCCGGGATTGCCGGGGTTGGTCTTCGAGTGGTAAGGCGGAACAAATTTCCGAGCTGAGGAGCGCATAAACAGAGGGAGGTCTAATGCTCAATCAGGACATCCCTGACGAGTTTTACGATAGGGTCGAACGAGTGGCCCGACAGGTTCAGAACAAATGGCCCACTCTGGAATGGGAAGACATTCGCCAAGAAACGTGGTTGTATCTGGTAGAGCGTCGAACCCAGTTGCTTGTGGTTGTGTTTGACCCTGAGCAAGAAAAAATGCTACGGAAAATTGCCAGCGAGTGTGCCCAGAAGATGGCTCAAGAAAACGAGGTGGCTTGGGGCAAGTACGAATACGGAACTAAGCACGTTCGGTCCATGCTGGGTGCGGGGTTTCTGACCGACCACCGAATGGGTACGCTTTCTGAGCACCACGATTTGACCAACGGCATGAGGTCTCTTAAAGAAGAATACCCGAATCACTACGTTCGGATTATGGACAAGTACGGACCGGATGTAGAGCCGACCACTCTGTCAGGGGCGGAACGTATGTACCTGACCCGGGCGGTTGACAAGCTGACCGAGTTGATGAACCGATACCGATTGATGCAAATTGTCGATCATATCGGACTCAATTCCGACGAACCAAGCCCGCCATTTGATGTCATCGAAGACATGTTCGGCGGAGACGAAGAATTGTATTACTCAAACATGCACTAACAAAGGAGAGAAAACTATGGCAGCACGTAAGGCGAACACGACCTTTGGTAACCCCTTCGGGAACGACAACCCCGATGAGGCTCAGACCGAAGTCACTTCAGCCCCGGCTGAAGACACCCCGCCGTGGGGTGATGAGAAGGGCGACTCCAAGGAGGAGAAGCCTGCCGGTACGGTGAAGGTCAAGGTTACTCCGGAGATCGGGGAGGTTGACCTGAGTGGCAACAAGATCACGCTGACCCTCAAGGCGGGGCTGAACAACGCTCCTTGGGTGGTGCTCCACGGAGCAGACGCGGCGGATCTTCTCACCACGATGAGCGATCCAAACTTCACTAAGCTTCTGGCATGGGCCAACAAGGCGGGCCAGACGTTCAGTGAGGGTTGGAACCCTCCTGCCCCTACCCAGAACACCAGCCAGGCTGCTTCACAGCCTCAGGGGCGTCCTCAGGCGGCAACTCAGGCCCCTAACAATGACACCCGCTACTGCAAGCACGGTGAGATGCAGTACCGGACCGGTTCCAAGAACGGCAAGACGTGGAAGGGCTTCTTCTGCCCCACTGAGAAGGGCACGCCCGACCAGTGCTCTCCCGAGTTCATCCGATAGCACTTAAACCGGACGGGGGCTTCACGGCCCCCGTCCTTCACCCAAGGAGAACCATGCTGCTTTCACAGATCGCACGTAAGGTGGCCGAAGACATTCTGGTCGGGACCGAATTCGAAACGATCGAGCTTTTGGCTTTGACCCATGACAGGGACCTTCGAGCAGACGAGATTGACGAAATCTACGAGCTGATCACCGAAGGTGGCGTTGTGCTGCTATGAGAGAAGACCCGGTGGTGCAAACCGAAGAAGAGTTTCACGACAAATACGTTCCCATCAAGATACCTAAGGACGACTGAACATGTTTCATGAGGGTGACCGTGTGGTGATTACCAACCCGGTGATCGGGTCTTTGGACGGCTACACCGGGTTGGTCGAGATGACCAGGGATAGTTACACCCCGTACGGGGTTCGACTGGATGCCAATGGAGAGTTGTGGTTCTTCTCCGAAGATGAGCTTTCCCGAGGCAATGGGAGTTACATTTACTAGCAAGGAGTACACATGGCACTGAAATACGTACTTGGGGATCGCGTCCTGGCACTGGGTAGACCCGGAGTCGTGGCGGAGCTGTCCGAAGACCTCAATGCGGCTTACCCTTATCGCATATCGTTTGTGGGTTCTGCCGACAAGCTGTTGTACGCAGAAAGAGAGTTGGAACCCATGCCGGATCAGGGATCGGATGCGGTGTGGGAGGCCATGGCTTACTCTTATTGGAAGCAGTGGCGAGAGACGCAAGATAAAATGGACGAACTAAAACTGAAGATACGGGGGTTGATCGAAGATGCCTTTGCCTGACATTGGTTCCAGGGTCCAGATTGTTCGAGTGGAAGACCCTGACCTGAAGCAGTTCATCGGATTTCAGGGGGCTATCATCGAATTCAGGGGTGATAAGATCCTTATTCGACTGGATGGGCTTCCCCACCCGATGGAGTTCACGACTCGGGACGTTGTATTGCTTTAACGGGAGGATGAATGAAGGGAACACTTGTATTCGATATCGAGTCCCATGAAGCTGACGCCATCCACTGGATGAAGCCGGAAGAGTTTGTCAGGCTTAGTGGTTATAAGTGGGTAGGTAAGGATCAAGTGTTCCTGACCTCCGACTTGGAAGAGCTTCGGGAAGTCATCCGTTCGGCCAGGTATTTGATCGGCCACAACATCATCATGTTCGACTTGCCCGCCATCTTCGGACCCGATTCGGACGAGTGGTTGGAGCTAGTGGATTCGGGGAGAGTTCTGGATACCTGGGTTCATGCGACCCAGGTAAATCCTGCTCCGTATACCTACATCAACCGTTTCGGCAAGAAGGCATTGGCCGATAAGCCCGAGAAGATGAAGGCGTGGTACGGCCTGGACGAACAGGCCCACCAATTGGGGGTTGTGGGTAAGACCCAGAGCCTGGCTGATCTTGCCAAGGAGTTCGGAGACCCCTCACTTCCGGCCAAGCTCCGACTGAAGGACGGCTTCGGCAAGATCCCGGTGGACGATGAGAGGTACCGAGACTACCTACGGGGCGACGTATTGGCCTCTGAAGCGGTCGCTGAGGCTCTGTTGGCCAAGGGTGAGGTCACCGACTACATCTTCCGTGAGCACCGCATCCAGAGCCGTGCAGCAGTCATCCACTTCAACGGGTTGCGGGTCGATCAGGAGAAGGCTCAGGCCCGGGTAGACGAGTTGGCCGAACGTCGGCAGGTGATTCTGGATGAGTTGGTGGAGAAGTACGACTTCCCCACCGAAGGAAAGGCCCCTTGGTCTACCACCGAGGGTAAGGAAGCCATCATGGCAGCCTTGGCCGATCACGGGATCACCCCCAAGACGGTAAAGAACTGGACCAGGACGGCTACGGGTAATCTCTCCTTGGGCGGAGACGTTCTGAAGGAAATCACCAAGGGAACACCCGCTGAGGATCTGGGTATTGCCTTGGCCGAACTGAAGGGCCAGAGGTCGTTGGCCCAACTCGCTCTTGATTCCATGTACCCGGACGGATTTGTTCACCCAGAAATCACTATGCTCCAAAGGTCGGGAAGGTGGTCCACCACCAAGCCCGGGTTGACCGTATGGACAGCCCGTGGTCCCGGGGCCAAGGAGAAGGAGTACTTCATACCCGACTCCGAAGACCACGTGTTGCTGGAAATCGACTACTCCAACGCAGACGCACGGGGTGTGGCTTCCATCAGTGGTGACAAGGAGTACGCCAAGCGGTTCGAACCCGGTCAGGATGGTCACCTCATCAACGCATTGATTGCGTGGGGTGAAAAAGCTGTGCTGGCCAGCGATGAATCCAAGAAAAAGTACCGCCAGATGGCAAAGCCTCTGGGTCATGGTTGGGGGTACTCGGCACGGGCCAAGAAGTTGGCAGCCCAGACGGGAACCCCGTTGGCAGACACTGAACGATTTGTCAACAACATGGATGCACAGTTCAAGTTCGTAGTGGGGTGGCAGAACCGGGTTCGACAGGAGGGTTACCGAGGCTATGTGACCAACCTGTGGGGTCGTAAGATGAAGATCGAAGACGGACGTGCTTACACACAGGCTCCAGCCCTTATCGGTCAGTCCACGACAAGGGAGATCGTGTGTGACGCTCTGCTTCGAATGCCTTATCACATCCTGAGGATGGTCAAGGCTCAGATCCATGACGCCCTGTTGTTCTCGGTGCCTCGGAAGTTCTACGAGGATGCCAAGAAGTACCTATGTGACCTGATGTTTGCTGTCCTGGACCCGCCACGCGGGTTGAGAATGGAATTCCCGGTGGAAGCCGGGCCCCCAGGAAACAACTGGTACGAAGCTGGTCACTGATGAACATACCCAACGACTGGAGTTGTGAACACAAGAACGGACTGGAAGTTCTTCGGGATGGCGCAGGCACGTATTGGTTGGTCTGCGCCAACCCCGACTGTAGACAAATGTTGAAAACCATATCCGAGAAGGATGCCGACGAAGCCAGGAGGAATTGATGTCCGACCAAGTCAGTGGTAAGGCGTACGTAGGGTACTCGTCAAACAACTCAGGCGGGTACTGGTGGTTGAGTGACCGGGACTGGGAGGCTCTGGAAGAGGCTGGTTGGGTTGTGGATTGGGTCAAGAGCGACCCTGCCATGAAGGGGCTTCGTGACGCGAACGGGACGTGGTTGGGTGCCAAGGCCACCAACGCCAAGCGTTATGGTCTGCCACTGGAACTGGCCATTGCCGAGTGGTCCATGATCACGGGGCAGTCTGCTGAGGACGAGGGTTGCGATTGTTGCGGCCAGCCTCACAACTTTTACTCTTACGACGAGAACGGGCGGATGATCTGGTGAGTGCGTGTGAACACCTTATGTGGCGTAGGGGCAGCAACGGAAGCATTGTTTGTGCGGACTGTGGAGAAGTCATTTCCAAGGGGAGGTCTTGTCATGAGTGATATCGACACGTTTGGTGAGTTCAAGAAGTGGGGTTCCACTCCGCGCTTCCACAAGGGTCTTCATATCACGATGAAGATTGACGGTACCAATGGGGGTGTCAGTGTCGAGTTCGTAGAGCCGGCCGACATTTCCTGGCATTACTCGGGTCAGATTCCGGAGGATGCGATCTGGGTTCCCGCGTGGGTGGATGGTGAGCCCCACAAGGAGCTGGGCTACCTGGTCCGTGCTCAGTCCCGTAAGCGGATCATCACGCCTACCAACGACAACTTCGGCTTTGCCAGGTGGGTGTGGGACAACGCCGAGAAGCTTGCCAATCTCCTGGGAATGGGCTACCACTACGGTGAGTGGTACGGTGAGGGCATCCAGGGCAACCCCATGGGCGTTGCAGGCCGAAAGTGGGCACTGTTCAACACCTGGCATTGGGCGCGTCCTGAGAACGCCATTGCTCTGAAGAACAGCGGCATCCCGGGCATCACGCATGTTCCGGTTCTTCATGACGAGCAGATCCACGGTCCGGCCGACTACACCACGATTCCTAACATCATGCTGGACCTTCCGATGTTGGGCGACCTGGTGGATGGTTACCGTACTCACCCCACGTCCCGCAAGATGGACAGCCACATGGTGAAGGACCCCGAGGGTATCATCGTGTGGCACCGGGAGACCCAGCAGAAGTACAAGATCCTTCTGCACAACGATTCTCTTCACAAGGGGCAGCAGTGAAGGGAGGCCAGTTCAGGAAGAGTGGTTCTAAGAAATCGGCCAACGTAATTCTTCCTACCGTGGTGGATAAGTGTAGGTGGTGTGGTACCATTCAGAACAAGCACGCCCGCAATTGCCCCAACCACCCTCGAAACCTGCCTACCGAGGAGGACGAGTGAACCACACTCAGTGTAAGATCGTCAGTGCCGAAGACAAGCATGAGCCCCAGGGAAACAAGTACTTCAAGATTTACCGGTACTTTTACTGCCAGCACGGGGAAGTGGTCAGCAACGAATTCATCGACAACTATGTCGAAGGAAACATCGCGGGTGCCTACCAAGAGGAGTGGGGTAAGCATGGCTAAGCACAGGAAGCCGATAACCTCTTTCGATGAGCTTCACGAGGAGATGGTAGCCCAGGGTCTGTTGAGGGGCCGTGGCGTCACTATTCGTCGTGGCTCTGTCCACGAGGTTGACAGGAGCGATACGGATCTGTTGGAGCTAGGATCACGGGTTGCGGAGGAGCTAAACTGATGGGCCGTAAGGCACAGATCGTTTTCCACTACATGAAGCCTCGGACCAAGACGCGGGTTGTCACCCTGCCCGACGATTGGGACGACTACAACAAGGCTGAGCGGGACGAGTTCTTCCGGGATGAGTGTCCGGTTCCCGACTGGGAGCTGGATCGGTTCGAAGTGGTTGTGCATTGAGCGTGTGGTGGTCGGTAGTCCTGACTGCGGTTGGGGCTACCGCTACCTTCCTTACTTTCAGAAAGAAGTGGTACGGAGCCGCTTTGGGTTTGATAGCTCAATTCCTTTGGCTGGTCTACGCTATTGTTACCAGACAATGGGGGTTCCTGGGATCTGTAATGGTGTATGGCACCCTGAATTTTTGGGGAATGATGTCTTGGCGAAAGGAGAAAACCGATGCCGGTAAGTGATGCTGAGGGTAAGAGCTGGATTAGAGGGACGCTGAAGGACTTGGATGTGAAGCCCTACGTGGTGTACGACTTGGGGGCCGGGGCTGGTACTTACGCCAAGCTGCTGATGGATGACTTCCCTACCGCTGAGTGGGTGGCAGTGGAAATCTTTGAGCCCTACATCAAGCAGTACGGCCTGGAAAAGCTGTATGACCGGGTCATCCCGGGTGATCTCATGGACGTGGAATACCCCAAGCGCCGGGAAGACGGCATGGTGATTGTCGGGGATGTCCTCGAACACCTCATCGAAGAGGAAGCCCATACTCTTATCGAGTACTTGAAGGATCGGTTCGCGGTTATCGTATTGAGTCTGCCGATTGTTCACTCGCCCCAGGGTGAGGTTAACGGGAACATCCACGAGACCCACTTGAAGGACTGGTCTTTCCGAGAGGCCAAGGAACTGATGGACGGCACCAGGTACGACTTCAAGGGCCACACCATCGGGGCATTCATCTGGTTGAGGTCTGAACATCGCTAGGAGGTTTTATGCCCAGGAAGGAACCCAAGGGCGGCTTCATGCACGGCTCCAGCGGATACGACAACTACGGATGTAGGTGTGATGTCTGCCGTGCGGGTAATGCTGCCAAGCAGAAGCGTATTCGAGAAAGCAACCGTGAAGAGCGGGAGTTGGTTGACGGGGTATGGGTTCACCCGCTGGCCACACATGGCACACTGACTGGTTACCAGTACTACAAGTGCCGTTGTCGGGATTGTACACGAGCATCAAGGGAGGCGTAATGGACTACGAAGAGCCCGTCATGACCACTCAGACGGCCCAAGACCTGGTGGATTACCACGGCTTGGATTCCAAGCGAGCGTCCGAACTGGTGGGGTTGACCTACCAGCAGGCAGCAGTTCAGATCGGTAAGTGGTTGCGTGAAGCCGAAAAGAACCTATAAACCGTCTTTGTTTTTGTTCTGGTTCTACTTGGGGTTCCCCACAGTGACATTAATTCTGTTGCTGTGGGCCTCTTGTTCCGAGTCTTAGGGGAGGAATGGCTAAGTTCACTCATGGTGCGGCTGGGTACAACAACCATCACTGCCGATGCGACGTATGCAAAGCAGCCAACGCCGAACGTATCAGGAATCATCGTCTCCGTAACGGGGACGAACGGGAAGATTCTAATGGGACGATGGTACACCCTCTAGCCCCGCACGGAACTGTCAACGGCTACATTAATTACATGTGCCGTTGCTTTCCTTGTCGAAACGCACACTACAACGACAGGAAGAATCGAAAGGAGAAGGAATGAACCAAGGCTATGAATACGCTATCCAGTACCGGGAGAATCCGGATGAGGACTGGCGGTTTTACTACACCAACAAGTTCAACGAGGAACGGCCCTACCCCAGTAAGAAGTCGGTAAACAACGCACTGGCCCAGATCAAGAACCCGCCCAGGTGGTCTTACCGGCGACAGATCGTGGACACTCGGGAATACCGTATCGTCTCCCGACCATACGGAGAGTGGGTGATCCCGGGTGAGCCGTCCGAGTGACGAATACCTTCAGCGGTTGGTGGAGTCGGAGGTTCTTATCCCCTCCGAAATCGTGGACATCGAGCTGATGGACGATCGAACCGCAACTGAGTTTGTCGAGCAGAAGAAGAGGCAGTTCAACCGAGGGGGTTGGTGAAATGAAGGCTGATGGCGGCATGGATGACAACGAGATTGACGAGTACGTGGTCCGTGGTTACATCCTTGATGTGGATGGGATCATGCTGAAGAAGTTGGACGGGCCCGATCAGGCTCTTTACCTTGAGTCGGTGTTGGACGCAAAGCGGGCTGAGAAGGACAGGGGGCATCCCCACCTATGAGGTACTTCTACGACAGTGAGTTTTACGAAGACGGAGAGCGCATTCACCTCTTGTCCATCGGCTTTGTCGCTGAGGATGGACGTGAGCTGTATCTGGAGAATGGCAACTTCGATTGGGACATCGTCCCTGAGGATCACTTCGTGAGGACCAATGTCCTCCCGTGGCTCTACATGGATGACCACAGGTACGCCACTACCAAGACCCGTCTGCGGGACGCGGTGGCAGACTTCATCACCTGTACCGAAGACAACGAGCTGTGGGCTTACTACGCGGCTTATGACCACGTGGTGCTGGCTCAGTTGTTCGGTCGCATGGTCGACATGCCCCTGGGCATCCCGTGGTACACCAATGACCTTAAGCAGGAGGCTGTCAGGCGGGGCTTCGACACGGCCACGGTGATTCAGGCAGACGTGGTCCACCACGCTTTGGGTGACGCCAGGTGGAACAAGCGCCTTTACGACGCCATGATGGATTCTGCGGAGGGATCGTGACCCAGATACCTGACGGCGATTGGACGTGCCTGGTTTGTGGAACAGGCATCCAGTGTTCCGATAGAAACCTGTTCAACACGCTTGTGACCCGTCACATGAGCAACCACAGTAAGGAGGACTATGAGAGGAGCCAGGAGGATGACAGCGGATCTGGTATGCGATAGATCCGGAAGACATCCCGACTCTTGTCCTGACGATTGTCCGTGTAGGGAGTGGTCGAAGTGAAGTCAAGTCGAGTGGAGCTGTCCTTCGTTCCGGTTGTGGCGGCTCTGCTTGTCCTTTCCGGGTGTGCCAATGGTTCATCACAGCCCGAAGAGGCTGGTATCTGTGTTGATGAGGCCACCCATTTGCGTATTGATGATGACCGATGTGGGGATTTCCTGGAGCATGGACATTCTGTTCACTCGGGTACCTACGTGATGTGGATGGACACTCGAAGTAATCATATGGTTCCGGCCATTGGCAGTAACGTCCCTCCGAATATCGGTCACCGTAACACAATTCCTCAGGGTAAGGTTGTAGCAAAGGGCCTTCCTCCTGGGGGTAGCAACATGTCCACAATTGCCCGGGGTGGTTTTGGCATCTCGGGTGCCAAGGGTTCTGCCGGTTCCTGAGGAGGAAACATGCTGGTTCGTAAGAAGGCTGTAGTCGTGGAAGCCCATCAATTCAAGGTCCCTCAGCTTGAGCCGGTACCCGAGTGGTACCAGGAAGCGGTTCGGGAGGGTGTTCTGGAAGTGGTGCCGGATGGTGACTTCAATGACCTGATCGTGCGTACCCTGGAAGACGGCAGGGACGGTTTGGCCCGCCACGTGGCATCCGAGGGTGACTACATCATCCGGGGAGTACAGGGCGAGCTGTACCCGTGTAAGCCCGACATCTTCTGGCAGACCTACGAGATGGCCGATGCCGAAGACAAGTGGGCCAAGGCTGACAAGTGGCTTGGTCGTATCACACCGTGGGTGCATGTCATCTCCCTGACCCTGGCTGTGATCTTCCTTCTGGTTGTGGGTACCGTGGCGGTGTTCTCATGAAGAAGGCTCTGATTACGGCTCTAACGGTCGTTACATTGATCCTGGTAGGTTCGTGTGGGTCTACCGCTTCTGGTGGCTCACAGGGCTTCTCAGGCCGTATTCTAGATCGGTATGAGCTTCCCGGCGGGGACGAGGTAACCGTCTACTGCATGGGGGCCGATCTCATGATCTACATGGACGGCTACAAGTCGGGCAGTGTCCAGATGATTCCCAAGGAGCCTCGCTGTGCCTAAGAAGGATGACCCCATTAGAAGAGACAACACCGACATCGAAATGCTTCGAAGGAGATGGCCCAACCGATCCGACGACGAGATTCTGAAGCTTCTTTCCGAGTTTACTGCGGACTTGGACAGTCAAGAAGAACAGGACAAGCGGGATGGCAAAGCCTGAGTACCGAACCGCGTGCAAGTACGGGTGTGGCGAACGATCCTTCTCTCACGAATCCCAGGAAGATGCGGATCGTCGTATCCACAATCACGAACAACGCTGCTTGAACAACCCCGACAACGATCCGGAGGCGATTAGGTGAAGACCCTGATGTTAATCCCTGTGTTGGCTCTCAGCCTAACCGCATGTTGGGACCCACCCAAGCAAGTTTCTTCTATTGCGAAGATTGACCACCGGTCGGCGTATTGTGGGGGCCCACTCCACACACGATTGATGATCCAGACCTCTTACAACTCGCAGGCCCCGAACTATCGGTACGTCTGTGTCTCTACGGATGTATTCAAGAAGAAGGGTTACCGACTCGGGTCCACGTACCCGTAAACGAGAAAAGCCCCCAGGCACCAGCCTGGGGGCGATTCTTTTTGCTTATTTAGTTAGCATGGCGAACTACGTTGTCCTCCGGGGCGCTACCCGAAGCCTGAGGTACGTTCGGGTCACCCGCGCTCTTGGTAGCCAGACTCTTCAGGGTGAAGAGAACGGCCGCGCCAAGACCCACGCTCAGGCCCTTGCCCCAGTCGAACGTGAGGACATCAAGCACGTCCCCACCGACTACGGACAGGAACCCGGCGGAGAAAGCAGTCACCGAGTCCTCAAGTACTCTCTTCCAGTATGCTAGCGTAGTCATTACTGTGTTAACCTCCGTTCTTGGAGACGAATCCCCAAATCAGTAGAACACCAATAGGCAGAACCAACGAAGTCAGGATCGAGAACCAGAACTGCTTCACCAACTGGTCACGCTGAAGCTTTTCCTGTTCCATCTTGACCTGCATATCAAGTAAATCCTTGGCCAGGTCTTCGATACGATGATCCATGGAATTACTCTGAACTGTCTGCTTGCTCATAAACTCGGATAGTCGTTCACCGAGCTGTCTCAGTTCTGTATACAATTCCACGAATCCAATCTTGTAACCATCATCACTCATTATTCCACCAGCCTCAGGAGATACCATTACCTGTCACCGACATTCGTGTGTGACCCGCACCGTTTACGGTGACAACCCCACCCGATCCCACCTTGGCTACTCGTAGCTGGATGGTATGTGCTCCGACCGTGGCCAATACAACCGGCCATTCCAGGGCTACTGTAGCACGAACCGCAGTGCCCATGACGTGTGCTTCACCGGTCTGGGTCGCACCATTGGCGAAACAGGTTCCGACGAAGATGTCACCACCCCCCGAGACATCGACATCGAAATAGCCTCGGACATACACCCGAGTGTTGGCTTCGATTGTCGTCACGGAAATGGATGTGGAGACAGCCGGGCTGGTTGTGGCCGTGATCGTAGCGGCTGACTGATTGGAGAACTTCGTATACGACTTCATGGAGTTGAGATACTCGATGTTGTCGATTAGCTTGTTGTACTCTGCGGACAAAGCGATCTGTCCGGCTACGGCATCCGCCATTGAAAGAAGTGGCATTATCAACCCCAAATGAAAGTAGGTGTGTCCCAACGACCCATCAGCGGATCGTCCCAAATACCGGCTGGCCTACGGGATAGTTCGACAGAATAGGTGTCGGTAAGACCGGTTTCCACATCGTAGACCCGATCAATGCTGTACACCTGGACATCGAACTGAGACCCGAAACCGTCCGGGTCGACAATACGCAAAGCGTCTGCCAACTGAATGCGGGGATCTCCCGCCATGGAAACCTGCGTTGTGGTCGGCACGGGGTAGCTCGTCCGGTTCAGCATAGTGTCGAGCAAGCCCGCGTTGTTGCTGAACTCCTGATGCCACTCACTGTTCAGTAGCATGTTGCGTCCCTGGAAGCGGTCGATAGAGGCCGTATCCTTGACGGAGAGCGCCTGAGAGCCCTCATCCTGTAGGAAGGTACCCCGGACCCTGAAAGCGGGCTGTGTGTCGCTGATAGCCAGCCTTGCGGGGAAGCCGTATCCGTTCCAGATGTCGACTACCACCTCACCGAAGGCGTTGAGATAGCACCTGATGTCCACACCCGAGATGAAGTCGGCCCGCTCCTCCCAGACAGCCCCGGTGAACCACTGGACCACATAGCCGAAGTTGACCCACTCGTCCCAGGTTGCGCTGGTGTATCGGGTAACCTGTCCCGGGTCGATATTGGCCACGTTGTCGTACCAGAGCCGGAATGTCCGGTTGGTACCGGCAGGTGTATAGAACTGGTCGGCTCCTTCGGCGTCGATTACCGTGTTGAACACCGCAATCTTTCGGTCGGCATCCAAAGTCCAGATGTTTCGTACCGAATCCAACGTGTTGGTGATGCTAAGCCCGGTCAACTGGTCCAGGTGAACCTCTCGTACAACACTTCCGGCCTTGGCCTGAACGGTTTCACGGTTCCAGAATCGGAAAATACCCGACTCATCCCAGAAAGCAGCTCCGAACTCGGCTCCGACTACTGCGGAAATCACATCCCAGGCATCGGTACCATTCACGTCGGGCTGGAAACTCAGCCGGTTCAGCCCACGGTCCAGAGAAGCCGCATAGGTCGACTGCCTTCCGGCCCATGGCACAAAGAAGTCCGGATCTACACCGCTACTACCAAACTGGGTAGCCGTCCAAAAGATATCCTGCATGGGAACCTTACGGTATGTCCATACAAAACCCTTCAGGTTGTCTCCCACGAATGGGTTAGTCAGAATTGTTCCTGTGTTCGTCCAGGAAACGCCCGAAGTATTCGACCCAGCCTGTACCCATACACGGGCACCCGAGGGGTGGAACGCATCCCAAATAACAATCATTCGGAAAGCATCGCCCGAAGTGGGAATGGTCACCTTGGGGGAGGTTACAGTCTGAACCGGAGATGCACTCTTCCAGATAGACCAGAACTTACCGGTGTCACCAATCCACAGCTCCAGGTTACATTCGTCTCCAAGGTCGATATCCATGACCTTGAAATCAGGGGCCGTCTTGTAGTAGTCACCATTGGTGCCACGGGCCACCAGAGTGAACCCTGCGACCTGGACACCGTTCTTGTTCAGGGTCTGACGGTTCAAAGCCGAGTAGACAAGGGTCTCATCGGTGCCTGAGCCCACGCCTGCGAGGTTCATCGGGCGTACCCCGTCTGTTACCCCTGGATGAGGCCAGCCCTGCTGCTCGTACATCTGAGCGCCTGTTGCCTCGGTGTTGGGGAACTCCTGTTCGGGGTAGTTGTTGATCCACCCGATACTCGGAATCCATCCACCCACGCCTGAGACCCATAGCTGAGGACCAGTAGGGTCATCATCGGCCAGTCCGTTCTCTTCACGAGTGGCCGGACGGAAAGGGGTCGGGGACACGTCAGACGACTTGAGGCAGTGGTCGATGATCCATTCGGACCCCACCAACTGGCCTTCAACCCTGCCCTGAACGATGCGCTGGTAATCGTACATGGCCCAGAACGGGATCTGAACAGGACGACGAAGCTTTTCCACGCGGTCAAGGGCTGTCAGACCTACGTAACCGCTGCCTCGGTTGGGGCTTGTCTCCCTGACCTGGCCCACGAACTGAGGATACCAGACAATTCCCAGAGCAGTCTCGACACCCAAGTCATAAATGACTTCGACACCCACGGTGTCCTTGCCCCAGAAGATGGAATCAGGCTGATACGGAGAGAACACCTTGAACAGGGGTACGTTGTTGTGATACCCCGAAAGCTGGACATCCAATTCGGCCGCCGAAGCCCCCTCGATAAGAAGAATTTCTTCCGGGGCCGAACCACGGAGGCTTCGACGGGTAGTGACGTTCTTGATGAACTTGGACATGTCGGACAAAGCATGGGAAAAGGCCCCGTCATTGTTCCAATCGACCCTCAGCCTGGGGATAAACCTTCTCTCCGGCGACAGAATCGCATCGTTTGCGGCTGTGCCGCCATGAGTCTGCATTTAAACCTCCAGTAGGGTGATAGAACAATTCATCAAAGGAAACCTGGGGGAATTAGCAGGCATCTGGTCGATAAGTACTTCTACTTCTCCTCCCCCCTGGTCCCAAGAAGTAGCGGTTGCACCCTCTTCCCACTGGGCAGCAGCCATCTGGATGTTGTCGGTGCTGACCGCACTGACCTTGAGACGGCCCAAGTAAGCCCCAGCAGGAGCGGTCCTGGTAATACTGAATCGGGCCCAGGCTGTAGTAATGGCCGCGTTCTCCGTGGTCGAACTCGAAAGAACCGTGCCGTATGCGTCCAGCCAATCAATCTGAAGTGTGGCCGTGAAGGAAGTCGAACCCTTCAGATACACCGAACCGGTAACCACGTCGCCCGGAACAACCGACTCTCGGCGTTCCACGTCGAAATAAGCGATCGAAGATGCGGTACGGCTAGACCACAGTGTCGACCTACTACCCGGGCCTGCGGCGGTAGGCCACTCGTTTACCCAGCTCCATGAGCCCGCGCTGAACCACACGCCATGGCGTCGGCTAGGAGTGGGGTTACATGATGCGGCGTACATGCTCATTCGATTCTTACGCAGCGGGTTGATAAGGCGGTGTGATCCTGGGATATGACGAGTGTGAAGAGCCTGCAACCACCTGTAATCCTCTTCGTCCAAGTACTCGAACGTCAAAGTGATGTCTGTCTTCACACCCGTCACGTCCATGGCCCTTGCGCCATTCAGACCCTGATGAACACCCCCGTACCTAACCTCTGTAATGGAAATCCCGGTTTCGGGTGTTTCCAGTTCACGGAGGTCACCTGGGGGTCCTAGTAGCCAAGTAACCATTATCGCCTCTCGTTCCTACGATTCGCTCGGTTTACCAACTGTGCAATTCCGTTGGCGTCAATCTCTACAGTCCACCCCGACAGGGCTTCTCGTACGCGGTCTCCCACGCCTCCGAAACCGTCAGACTGAACCAAGGCGTTCAACTCCATGGAACCGGAGGTAGCGTTCATGGCTTCGTCAATGGCCTTCACAGCCGCCGGAGTACCCTGTTCGATACCCCTTGCCCAGTCCGTCATCAAAGCCATACCCGAGTAGAGCGTGTAGCCCCTTCCGGAGAAGGCACCTTCCTTGGCGGGCGAGAACGGGAAGAAGTCACGTACCGCACTGACCACTTCCTTGGCCTTGTTTACGGCCTGTCCTACCATCTGCTGGATACCCTCGATGAATCCTCGAATCAGGGACTTACCCGCTTCGATTAGGAGTCCACCCAGGTTACCCAAGGCACTGATGATACGACCCGGCAAGCCCAGGAACATGATGTTGATGGCGTCCAAGGCAGTCAAGAATGCGCCCTTGACGTTTTCCCACAATCCGCGAACCGTCTGCTTGATTCCTTCGGCCATCATATCCCAGTCGCCGGTAAACAACCCGACAAAGGTCTTGATGATACCCGTGATGAAATCAATCGCACCCTTCACCATCGAAGAAACGTGTTCCCACGCGTCTCCCATTATCCGGGCCATGTCCTGGATGATAGGTACCAAGAAGTCCAAGATAAGAATGGCAAAGTCAGTCAGGATGACTGTCACATCCGCCAATACGGTAATCAGATCCACCAGTGAAGGCACGATCTTGACAACCGCGTCCAAGAACTTCGGCATCGCTTCGCCTGCGATCAGCATCAGGTCCGGCATCAGCTTCTGAAGAACATCCAAGAAGCTCTTCAGAGCCGTATCGGCCAACTGGAACAATGCGGGTAGCAATGGTTCCAACGCGATCATCAGGTTGACCAGGAACTGAACCAACTGCTGGATGAACGGCATGATCAGAATCAACGCTTCGGCCAGGGTACGACCAAGCAGGATTGCCATGTTGCCGAAGAAGTTGAGCAGCGGTGCCAGCAGAGGCTGAAGCACGGTCAGAATGGACAGAAGCGAGTCACTAAGAATCCTTACCAGAACCATGAGGATCGGGGCAAGAATCTTAATGGCCTCTCCCAAGACCGTACCCAGGGTGTTGGCAATGACCTGGATCAGTGGTGTCAACTGCTGGATGATAGGGGCCAAAGCGGTCAAAGCCTGCCCGAGCACATCCGCAATCAAGCCGGAAATGATACCCAGGATAGGCATAAGAGCCACCAGAACATCGGTCAGACCCGTAATCAGACTGGCCAGTGGACCACCCAGAGGACCCATAACGCGGATACCCGCTTCGAAAAGCCGGTTGAACGCGCTCAGAAGTGAATTGGTCACTTCGGCGAGTCCTACAAACGCAGCCCGCAACGACCCGTCTGCGGCTACTCGCTGGACTACCGCGTTGAAGTCGCTGAGGAAGGTATTGAACCCGACTGCCAGCAGATCAAACGACTCGCTTCCTTCCCGTCCCAGGGTCAACAGGGACTGGGTGAACGCCTTGACGCCTGTGTCGATCTGCGAGAAGAACTTCCCGGTGTTGAACAGGATTTCCTGGATGTCCCTCAGGCCCTGCTTGGATGTGATGACCTCAGTGAAGGCCCCAGCCATCTGTGAAAGTCCCACAGCGATTCGCTGGAGTCCGCCTTCGAGGGTCGGGAAAATCTTGTTCAACTGCTCGAAGATCGGGCCTAGCGTACGTTCGAACGTGGCTGACAGAGAGCCCTTCAAGCGGTCGATAGACGGCTTCAGAACCTCAGCCGCCTTCTTGATCCCGTCCATGCCCAGTCCGATAGCAGCAAACGCACCTGCCGCAAGGAATAGCAAGGAGGGAAGCCCCGCAATCAAGGTGGAGATCACACCCAACGCGGGGGCCAGCAAAAGGGCAACACCCAGACCGATGGCCATATAACGGGACATGCCGAGAATCTGCCCCCCGGCACGGCCCGCACTATCACCTACGGTTCGGATCTGCTTGTCGAGATCCCTGAAGCGTGTATTGATGTTGACGTTTCGATCAAGGCTGTCCAATCGCTTCTTCAGTACCGCCACGCTTCGTAGCGCCTGACGCGTATCGAACTCCACAGGGATTTCCACCCTGAGGTCACGTTCGATCTTTTCCAGCTTGGTCTTGAGGGTACTGCGAAACTTGTCGAGATCGGGCATTACCCTGACCGATACACGGCCTACTTCGATACCGCCGGGACCCGCCATTGGTTACCCTCCCTTGGTCTTCTTAGCCTGTAGTTGCTTACGGAACGGATTGTTTTCCCCGCGACCTGTCTTCTTCTGTGGGCGCGGTACAGGCTTCGGAGCCTTAGGCTTCCGCTTGGAATTGGAAGCGATAACCGCATAGGTTGTGGAGTTAACCGCGTCGATCAATTGAGCAAAGTGATACCTGTCCACACCCCATCCAATATACTGTTCGCCACCACGCAGAGCGGCAACCGTTCTGGATTCCAATGGGAACTGTTGGATAAACGCCAGGATATGGCGGGGTGTATGGGAGCCACCCAGCATCTTCACGAAATCCAAACCCAAGTAATGCTGGAAATCATAGATAAGTGGAGCCCCGTCGATCTTTTCTATCAGACGGACGAGGCTGGAGCTTCCCCCGCCTGTGTGTTTTCCATCCAGTGCTCGAAGAGTACCTTCAGCCGAAGCAGATCCCCTTCCAGGCTGGCCACCAGCTCGTCTCCCTTGTTGTCGGCCGTGGCAGTCCTGAGGACAAAGGTCAGCGTGTCTCGAACCATGTCTTCGGTCATGTCCTCTTCCGTAGTCTCCTGAAGCATCTCCAGCTTGGCTACTACGGCTTCACGCTCGGTGGACGACATACGTAGGATCTGACGTAGGGTGTACTTGTTCTTGCCCGCCTGAAAGATCATGGGGGCATACGTTTCGTTGAGCGACTTGTCGATGTCGTCAAGAGTAAACACATTGGTCATGGCGAACCCTTTCAATGCTTGCTCGGACCCTGAACATGAAAAGAGGGGCACAGTCGGGTCCGCCGAATAACTGTGCCCCTCCTAGTCAAATTACGATTCGTTTACACCCGTGTCGAGAGAGATCCACGACAGGATCGGATCGGTGTCGTTCTTGAGGAACGTCGCACGAAGAGGTAGGTAAGCAAACTCGTCTACCGCAAGTTCGATCGAATCCTCACGACGAATGGATACCCGTGTGGCGTGCATGGCGATGTGCGTACTTCCGTCTGTGATGACGATAAGCAGCGCTCGCTCCACCGGAGTAACCGAAACCTCGGACACGGCGAATACACCATCCGTGGACCCGGGGTCGGTTACACCGTAATACAGACCCAGTGTATCCTCATCAAACTGATGGGCATTGAACGTCACATAGTCGGTGGCAACCTCGGTAACCACTTCCCGGAAGGACGCATTCTGCCAGGTGCCCAGAACCTCGGTGTCCCCACCATCAAATCCGAATACCGGCAGTTCGTCACGGGCTGTGTGACCCAGGTTATCCCAACCCGAAAGTCCTGTGGTTGGGTCAAACGAGTCGATAGCCGCCGGGGTCGGAGCCGCTGTTCCTACAGGGGCTGTGTAGATGTAGCCCTTGGCGGGTAGGATGACCGCATTTGGGTTAATTGGCATCTTGGCCTAACTCCTTAGTCTACTCGTGTTGGCCGAAGGCCAAGTTGGATTAGTCCCTGGATTCGCCAGGTGTTTTCGTACGGTGAGTCAAACTGAGTGGGACCCATCGTTTCAAACATGGAGTGGAGATAACCGTTTTCTGTCAGAGTCTGGTTATCCACCGCGTTCTGAAGCACCTTTCGGGCGTCCAGGTACAAATCCTCACACGCAACCAGACCTTCTGTGTGGTAGGCAGTGAGTTCGATAACAGGCAAGTCCAAGTAGTCGATGTCCATGGCCAACCCACCCAGTCGGCGAACATTCACGATGGGGTAAACCCGGTCATCCACGTCAGGAATCCAGGAATAAACATTGATTCCGGGACCCAACCCGTCCCGTAGGAGGGGGATTACTACATCCTGGATTCGGGGCATACGCCGTACTACCATTTAATCCCCCTTAGGCGTTCAAATAAGCCTGTGTGATGATGTACAAACCGTCAACTCGCTTGAACCCACCACTAGGCAGCTTAAGATAATGTCCGAATTCGATACTGGCGGCTGCTTCGTCCACCAACGACACGAACCAGTCGATGTGGCCGTACTTGACGTTTCTACGACGTTCAAGTTCGATCTTGGCGGCACCTGTATCACGATGCATCAGCAAGTAGGCCGAAGCCCTTCGAAAGATTTTCTGGGCTGCGTTCCGCACGGCCTTCTGAACCTTCTCGTCTTGAGCCAAAATGCGGTTCATCTTGTCGGCTCTCATCAAGTACACCATTACGAGCGCCTGATTACGTAGTCGACATGTGCAGTCCGATTGGAGCCGTTGTACCTACGGACCTTACCGACCACGTGCCACCTCATGCCCAGCCAATCGACCTGAGCCTGTGCCCCCAGAATGAACGGGAAGCTCCGTGGCAGCCTCATTCGGTACATGTCTTCGGTTTCGTAACCTTCGTTGGTCTGCTCTGCTCGTCGCTGGGAAGTACCAGACTGGATCATGGGCTGGATCGTGGCGATACTGGTTACCCCGATGGGGCTTACGCCCTTGATGATATTCCCGTCCCGGTCGATCTGGTCTTCTTCCTGATAAATGACAACCGTTTCCCGGCCCCTGTCTAGTAGGCTCATAGCGTCACCCAGGGGTCTGGTGGGCAGTTATCGTAGTAAGGAGCCAGATTGGTGCGAATGGTGAACACACCCGAGGTGATCCCCAGGAGTGCCCATTCACTGGCAAGGATGTCGAGTCGACCCGAAGCAACCCTGTCGTCAATCTGATACGAGTAGTTACCATCCGTTTCGGATCGGTACCCGTCGACGTTCTTGATCAATCGGAGAACCGTGTCGGCTTCGACCATGACCAGAATGGACTCGTTGATCCGACCATCCGCAACCTGGGCGTCCAAGTCGGGGATCTTGTGACGGATCAGAAGCTCCACGTCGTTGAGACGGGTTTCCACGATTTCCTGTTCGCCCGCTTCGAGTGACCTACCCAGGCGGGCTTCTACGTCGGCTACTGTTGCGTAGGCCATCTCTGCTCCTTAGAAAGTCTCTGGCTTCAGCACCGAGCGGATCAGCGCCATGAAACCGGTCTGAAGGTCGGTACGGGCAATAGCCGCCCACCGCTTGTCTGTCTCGTCACGGTTGAAAATCTCTTCGACCTTCGTCCCTACGAGCTGGGCAAGTTCCTTCAGCTCATTGGCGATTCGGATCTCGTCTTCGGATAGTTCTCGATACCCCGTAATGGGGGCTGACTTAACCACGTGGTGTATCCTTTCGGGGACGGCCGCGCTTCTTGGGCGCAGGAGTAGGCGTTACGGGCTCTGAGACGGCTTCTGACGGACTTTCAGGCTCAGTCCGGTACTTGAACCCGGACGTGTCCCAAAGGCGCTCAGCGATCCTCTCAGACACTTCTACGAGCACCCCCGTAGGGGAGATCATGGCTACCAATTTTCGACCAACCTTTCAATCGACTCGACCCAACGGGCGAGTTCCGGATTTGGGTCCAATTCTGCGGACCTCTTCAGGGCCAGTCGGGAAGCCGCGTTCCAATCGGTATCGTTCAGGAGTTGTAGAATAGTAGCTTCGTACCCGTTCTTGTCGTCCCGGTCCACGAAAAGACCGAACGGACCCTGCGATTCCTTGAGACCCGGAGTGGGGTGGGCAATAACCGGGATTCCCGACGCCAACGCTTCGACTCCGGCCATACCGTAGGACTCATAGATACTCGGCATGAGAAGAATACGGGTCTTGGACCAGACGTTCTCCTTCATGTCAGGGGTGTGTTCCTGGATCTCCACGTTGGGAAGGTCCCTACGGATGATCTGCTCACCATGACCGCCTACCACGCCCAGGAATTCGACATCCGGCATGGATTCGGCCAGGCTGTAGAACAACCCGGACCCCTTGTTGGCGTTGAGGTTGACCAGAGTCACCTTGTCGCCCGGACTTGTCTTGTGCTCTTCCGGAAATACAGGAGGGTGGATCACCACAGAGTTCATGCCTGGCTTTTGGAGCTTCTTTTGAATCCATTCTGTATTGAACACCACCAACGAAGGCCCGAACCCGAGGTGGGTCTGGACACCCGCCATGTCGTTATGGCAGATGAAGACCCAGGGGATTCCCAGCTTTCGGGCAATCTGGGCTGTGTAGACCGTGTTGTCGTGGTGGGTAATGATCAGGTCGGGTCGCCAGGCTTGGATGTTCTGTCGTCCGTAGACCACATTGGTTGTGAGGACATCCACATCTTCGTAGGTGTAGCTCATAGGGGCTTCCGGGAGTACCGTAGCCACCACGGCCACATCGTGACCCGCCTTCTGAAGGGCCTTGACCATTGCATGGAGCATGGTTTCCGACCCGGCATTACGATAAGGCACGTAAAAGTGCACGAACACTGCGATTCTCATTGGCGGACTCCTTGGAGAAGGACGGGCTGTAGTCCGGCATACCTACATTTAATTCACTGGCCAAGTGAAACCCGTCCCACGAATTAGCTACCCGAAGGGTTTGTCAGCTTCACAAACGCATCCAGGTCACCAACCACCCAGCCGAATGTTACTTCGACCAGGAGCGCAACCTGGTTCGTCTGCCACATGGAAACGGTGTTTACTCCGTCAGTCAGTGTGGCCTGGTCGCTGATCTTGTAGCGGATCTCGTCCGCGAATCCCCAACGAAGCTGCGAGAAGTCTCCACCGATGATTCGAGTCGGAGTAGCCGTAGCCGCTCCGAGGTCACCACGTACGGCACGGCCGTAGTATGACGGGAATCCGAGGATGTTACCCACAGTGCCATTGAAGTTGATACCGGCCGGGTTGACCAGGTTACCATTCGCGTCACGCTCCGCACCCTCACGGATCAGTCGAGCACGGAAACGAGGGTCAACCGCCCAACCGTCGAAGTCGAACTCACCAGCCGACGCCATTTCGTACGCCGTGATTAGCTCGTCATAAACGGAGTTGGTTGTGTCCGCGTCCATGTCGACCACGTTGGCCGTGTTGTTCAGAACGTTGTCTGTGTCGATACCCTGAAGAGCCGCCCCTGTGTCAGGACGCTTTCCGTGGAATACAGCCAGGTCGATACCGCGACCAATCGCGAAAGCCAGGTCGTTCTGGAGCTTGGTGTAGAAACCCTGTGGGTTGGTACGCGCAAATTCCTCGGACACGGTCACGATAGTGGCCAGCTTGATCGGGCTGAACGAACGGCTGTCCCACGCAGTACCGCTCAGCGGCTTGAGGCCACCTTCACGGAGAGCGTTGGTAGTACCAGTACCTACCTGGCCTACCTCAGGACGACGAGTAGTCACCGGAATGACAGTCTCACCATAAGAAACCGGGATTCGCTCACCCAGCCGAAGAACCAGGGATGTCTCCTGGGCCTTCTCGAAAATCGGGCCTACGATCGTCTTGGGCAGTAGATCGTCAGGCACATACGCAAGTCGCCCCTGGTGGTAATCAGCGGTATTCGGGGCGAGTTCGTTAATCATTGCCATGTTGTGGTTTCCTTATCGCTTGGTATGGGACTTGAATAGCTCCGCAAGCGCATCGGCCGGGTCCATTCCAGAAGTTCCGTTAAGGCCCTGTGAAGGATCTGTAGCCTTTGGCTTGGTGCCGGGGTTGAACATCTTCTTCAGAGTCTCCGCGTGGGCGGTGTACTCCTCTGTGTTCGAACCCTGTAGCAGCTTGGAAAACTCCACGGCGGACTCACCTGGAATACCTGCCTGGAGAGCAACTACCAGCTTGTCAAACTGGCTGGCAGCGTTGTCTCGCTCTGCGAGAACGGTTGTCTTCTCTTCCAACACCGACTTGAATTCGGCCTGGTGCTTCTGTTCTAGCTCCGCACGCACCTCATCGGCTACGGCCTGAGCCTTTACCCGATACTTGGCGGCTTCGGCGTTAGCCTCGCTGAGCTTCTTTCGTGCCCACTCCGGGAGTTCATCCGAAGTAGTGTTCTCAGTCTGCGTGTTCTCGGTGTCGGACATTTTGCCTCCTGGGCATTCTGATAGAGATCCCACCCGGGGATCTACATTTAAGCCACCGACATATCGGCGGGGTCAATTTTTCCTGATTCAATGGCACGGCGAAACGCATTGAGAGCGTCTCGTCCGCTGTAGCCCTTGGTGACTTCCTTCCAAAGCTCGTACGCTTCGAGGTAGTCTTGCTTTCCTGGCCAATCCTTCTTGGTGTCGAATACGGGTACGATCTTGCAATCACACCCGGGGTGCCACCTGGTCATCAGCTCGGTAAGAGCTGCGTTACCCTCTTCGTCAAGAAGGTCCAGGGCATCCGGTCCTGCCTCGGCCCCGGCTCGATCCGGGGTGATATAAACCGGTCCACGAGAGACCAGCATGAGACAGAATCCGCATGTTTCAGCACCGGTTGCCACGCGTGCCCACCTCGGACGCTTACCATCCTTTTGAATGGCGTACAGCATGGTCCGTCGTCCACCGTTCTCGACTTCCTTGGCTACCCGAAGGGCCGCCTGGGTCACTTCGCCCAAGGATGTGTCGATAAGACGGAACTTTTGTCGTGAGGGTCGCATGGCTTCTTCGAACCATTCGTATTCATAAGGGGCCAGGTCGATGTCGTACTGTTCGTCAGGGTATTCGAGTTCCCTTAGTGTGTCGTAGAATTCACGAGCAAGTTCGGCGGATTCCCGTCGAGCATCCTCTACAGATGGGTAGATTGTTCGCAGGATCAGATCCCAAGTCTCATCTTCGACCGGTACGCCCCGAAATGGGAGAAAGATACCCAGAATGGAGCGTACGATCCGGCGGACGATACTAGCCTGTCGGACGACGTACGTTTCGAGTTCCACTTGTCGCCCCTGCCTGCGTAGTTGTTGTAGGCTGAACCGGTGGGTTCAGAATCGCGTTGAGCTGAGAAGTGGGGTCTGACTTGTCCCATTCCTGCATCTGCTTGCGCTGAACGTCGGTGTAGCCCATTTCGATTCGGGCCTGCTCGGTCGGGATTACTCCGTCAGCATGGAGCTTGACAACCCCGTCCGCCTTTGAGGCGAATGTAGGTGTCGACGGATCGGCCCATACGGATTCAAGCCGGTACATATTGGTAGGAATAGAGCCGTCCATGACCAGTACGCCCAGACGCATCATTTCTTCCCAACCACCACCGAATACACGGGACTTTCGTTCGGCCTTCTTGACCATACGAGATTCCGATGACTTGATGGCTTCGGCGGAAGCCGGGTTCTCCGAAGAGAACGAAAGATACTGTGGGGGTAGACCGGTATATGAGGCTACCTGCTTGGCCAGTTCCTGTAGGGCTTCGGTGAAGTTCCTCAGGTCGGCCGCAGAGAACTGGTACGCCTTGACCTGGTCGCTTTCGAAGGCCAGCATTCGTGCCATGTAGGCATCCCAAACGGCCCCGGGATCTGCCGGATTGGCCGCGAACTCACTTTCGGCGACACCCATCAGGATGCGCTGAGGAACCGCCATAAGCTCTGAGGCTGTCTGAAGGTTCATGAGGATGCGGGAAGCCGCGTCGGTGGCACTTCGGATCTCCTGGGTGATCTCAGACCGCCCAAAACGCTCGCTCAGCCTCTCCCGGTTGACCAGGAGGGCAACAGGTACTCGACCCAGCTCGTGCTCGATCTTGTCGTCTACACGCCACTGTGCGTACGGACCGCCACGGGCCAGGAAGACTGTCTCGTCGGGTAGGAACAGGGTGGCCCTGTCCTCCTGAGGAAACATGGGGTGTCGATAGAAGCGCAAAGCCGACTTGGGCTTTCCTGTCCGGAAATCCAGATCCGCAATGAAGTCGAACGGCGACTCCACGCTGAAAATAGGGGTTTCCGGATCGTCCCCGGCGTCTTCGTCGGGTGCGGCCACGGTAACGTAGGCCACGCCATGGATCATGGCTTCGAGGTGGCCCATTCCGGAGGAGATATCCATCCGGTTGGTCTGCCACCACTTACGAAGTCGTTCGTCTCCTTCGGCTCCGTCTGCTTCCCGGAAGTCCTGAAGGTCCAAACGCTCTTCCAGGGAATCCAGGTACATCCGGGGCCAACCGATGCTGGCTGTGAGGAAACGGAGTTCGGGTGGGGTGCTCAAGCCCAGTGCCTTCAGACGGAATTCGGACTCGTAGTAGGAGAGATTGTTCTCCAGAGTGCCCTTCATGCCGGTCATCTTGTTTGCGAGATCATTTACTACTGTCTCGTACTTGGTTTCTGCCATTACTTGAACACCATCACCTTCTTGGACTTGTTGTTCTTGGACATGACGTATTCCTGCCTCGCGCCAAACGCAAGTACAGCGCAGACAGCAGCGTCAATCTTCCTAGAGCTGTCCTTGGTGGCCTTACTGATAGAAATTCCGTAGTTGTTAGGACGCCTTACGGCATTCATGATGTGGGTCCGGAGAACCTGAGACCCGTCATGGACCAGACTGTTTTCGAAAACAGCGTCCTGGAACCGCTCGCAGTCCAACGTGAAGTTCTTGATGTTGGACCTCATGTCATACGCGATCGGGTGCTTCGCGGTGGCCTTCTGCTTCAGCTTCTTGCCGTACTTGGCTCCCCACTGGTCCACATACGCTTCGAATTCTCGTACGTCGGACCTGAAGGCCACAACGTCGTATGTGTTGAATGCCCATTCAACCGTGTTGTCGACATCCTCACGGGGAACTTCGTCCCCGTACTTGGCGGGATTCCAGACCTTGATCGGGAAAATAGCCGCGTCTTCTACTCGGCAAGCCACCAGGGCTGTCCAGTCGTTGGACTTGGAACCGTCGAAGCCCAGTGTGATACGATCTCCCTTGGCCAGAGGAGTCAAACCCGGGTCCATGCACTTGTCCCACTCGCGTGGGGAGATCCAGGCATCTTCGGCCGCGTTGATCTGGTTGAGGAACTTACGACGGGATTCGGTAACATCGTTCTTGACATCCAGAATGGATTCCAGAATGGTTTCGACATCCAACCACTCGGCATCGCCACGGGCTACAATGAGCCCCTGACGAAGCTTTTCGATGGCGGCTTCGTAAGCTTCCGGATCTTCTGTGAGATCGGCAATCTCGCCCACAGGCGTGTCTGCGGGGGCTTCTAGGGCGTCGTACAGGAACTTGTTGTCCACAGCCTGACCGGACTGCACAGCCTGATAAGCGTCCCAGTCGCGCTCAGCGTCGGATTCTTCACCCGGGCGGTGGGCGTTGCAGATGGACAGCGAACGACAGGTGGCATAAGCACCCTTGGTCACGTTACCCTGGATGACGTTGGACATATCAAGTCCGGAGTTAGCTTCCACCCACCACTGCGTCTCATTCTTGATGACGAAGGTAGGCCGCTTGCCCTCAAGAGCCAGAGGAGAAGACGTAACCGCTTCGATCATTCCACCCGCCTTGGTGTAAATGATCGTCTTGTGAACTTCCATGCCGAATTCGTCGCGCATCTTCTTGGACGCCATGGCAGGAAAAAGTGTGAATGTGTTGCGGGTCTGGTCCTGAGACACAGCCGCGATCTGAACCCAGGCAGACGCCTTGGGCTTGCCTACCGGGTTACCCTCTTCGTCCCAATGGGAGAACTGAACAGGTCCACAGAGTTCGGCCAGAGCCATTGCGGCTGCAAGCGGGTCCTTACCCCAGCCCTTGAGCCTGCGCAAAAGGCCGTTGCGGTACAGGAATCGTCCGGAATAAGGGTCTACGGCGTACCACCACAAAAGGAAACGGTACTGCTCATCGGTAACCAGAAACGGCTCCCCCGCCCGAGGCCCAGAAGGCTGAATGACATACTTGTACATCCAGTTGACAATCTGGTCCCCCAGTGTCTTCTCGGGCAGATAAAACCCACCCGACTTCAATCTCTGCCAGGTTGGGCCGATGATGTGGCTCGGTGAAGGGAGCAGATCATCTTCGTTCATGCCTGCTCTCCTTGTCGTCTTAATGGTGACTGAAACTTCGAAACGTCAGACTGGGAGGATTCGAACCTCCGACCCCGTCCTTCCAAGGGACTCACTCTGCCTGGCTGAGCTACAGTCTGTCTGGGTAAATCTTCTGCTTCAATACGTGTCCACAGTTCTCACACTTGGTGATGGAACCCACCACCTTTTCAGGGTCTTGCTCGTGCCGTATTTCTTCTACGGCGGTCTTACGCATTTTGCACTTCGGACACTTCTGCATTGTGCCTCCTGAGGGAGTCGAACCCCCACTGATCACGTTCTAAGCGTGATGCCTCTTCCGTTGGGCTAAGAAGGCGCAGGGACACTCCGATTTGAACAGAGACTAATCGGGTTGGAGCCGATCGTTCTACCGTTAAACTATATCCCCATGGAGCGGACACGGGGATTCGAACCCCGGAACCCTGCTTGGAAGGCAGGGGTTTTACCTCTAAACTATATCCGCGCTGGTTGCCCAGTGTGACGCTGCCCGCCAAGGATTCGAACCTTGACTTCCTGGTTCAGAGCCAGGTGTGCTGCCTTATTACACAAACAGGCATTGGAAGTACCGTACTTTGTCCCGGAGACCCGGGTCCGGTTGATCAATCCCGGTTGGATTATACCGCTTTGAATACGGTACAGCGCTTGGATGATGGGATTCGAACCCACAATGGCCGGGATCACAACCCGGTGCTTTACCGTTAAGCTACACCCAAAATGGCGGAGAGAAAAGGAATCGAACCTTCAGGCCCACGGGGTTCCTGGCACGGATTAGCAATCCGCTTTGACACCTTGTCGCTTCAATCCGCAGAGGAGGGTAAAGGACTCGAACCCTCGGGTATCACCCCGGCCCGGTTTTCAAGACCGGTTTGCCGCCTTGGCGCTACCCTCCATTGAAGTGGCCCCGGTAGGATTCGAACCTACGACCTACCGATTAAGAGTCGGCAGCTCTGACCTACTGAGCTACGAAGCCAGGGGCTGGCCCACAAAGGCCCTTAATAAACAGCCTTGAGCCTAACGCACACCGCGTGCGGACGGTTTAACGTATGCACCGACAACTCGTGCACGCCCCAGGTTTCGAACCTGGCACCTTCGCTTCATCAGAGCGATGCTCTAACCTAAATGAGCTAGGCGCGCGTGGGTCCACAGGGAATCGAACCCTGATCTACGGTGTGTAAGACCGCTGCTCTCCCGTTGAGCTACAGACCTAAAGAGCCGCTTGAGGGACTTGAACCCACAACCACCTGTTTACAAGACAGGTGCTCTTCCAAATTGAGCTAAAACGGCAAACCGACAAATTACGGGATTGTCGTCAAACCGGAGGGTTTCCTACTCTTGGATTTTAACCCACAAACTAACCCGCTGACCTAACAGGATTCGAACCTGTACCTAAGGGATTAACAGTCCCTTGCACTACCTATTGTGCTATAGGCCATTGCGGAGTCCACCCTTGGGCACGTTATGCCCCCGTAGGCCGCGTTTAAGGACTCCAAGCGCAGACGACGGGATTCGAACCCGCGCCTCCCGGCTCGACAGGCCGGTATTCTTCCGCTGAACTACGTCTGCATTGCCGGAACACCTGGAGTCGAACCAGGGACACGCCGAGCTTCAGTCGGCTGCTCTACCATCCTGAGCTATATTCCGTGAGCCGGGGGACGGCTCTTGAGTTGCCCCGACAGGATTTGAACCTGCGACTACCCACGTTCGTAGCGTGGTGCTCTGTCCGCTGAGCTACAGGGCATAGGGGACGCTAACAGGGGATGCCTGCGTGGGGAGAGGTGGATTCGAACCACCGAGAATGAGCTTATGAGACTCAGAGCTAATGCCTCCGCTTTTCTCCCCGCCGGGGGCTTTCGCCCACGGGTGGTTTCTTAGCTGGTTACCCTACGGTCGTACTTCTTCAGCAGGTCTTCAAGCTCGAAAGCGCTCACACCCACGTAAAGAATCATGGCTTCCTTGCACGACGCCCGAAGGTTGGCCGCGTTCATTCCCGTGGCCACCAGGTTCAGGGTGTCGATGAGACAAGCAAAACCGGTAGGATACTTGTCGTTACCCTCAATTACTTCTACCGCAAACAGATTCATACGCTTCTTCCTTGTCTTTACTACAGGAGGAACCTCGGGTCCCTCTCCCCCAGGATTTCCGGGATTGTGGCGGTCGAACTTGGCCGCTTCCCTGCGGAACATATCCATGTCGATGGCGATGCCACCTGTTGTTCCGGGGTCCCACTTTCCGTCATAACCTCGTCCGTTGACTTCGGAGTGACCACGGATATACTCCAGATTACCTCCGGCAAACATGTCGGCTACCGTCTTGGAGAACACCATCGCAGTATTCCACTGTGCGACAGTCATTGGCTTGGACCCTGGGTATACGATTTCGAGCCCTACGGTGTAGTAATTTCGGTTGTTCGCGTATGGAGCCAGTGGCCCCTGGTTAGGCCCGTACCCACCGCCCGCGTGCCAGGCTAGACCGCTGGCCAGAACCGTCAGGCTACCGTCTACGTTTCCAGAGAAGTTGGACAGAACCCCACCTCGAAGGTCGGGGCGTGTAGACGATACGAGACCCGGGAAGGCGAACCCGTAATCAGTCCCTGTGTGGTGGATGATAGCGCCCTTTGGGTCGATCTGGGAAATACCACTGTTGCCACGGCCGTCCCATCCCGCCCATTCGTGAACTACGACCCCTCGGTTTCGTAGCTCGTTGACCAGATTTCGAATAGCACCCATTTTATTCCTTAAAGTTGATAGAAGATGGATTACCACTCTCCCGGCGAGTATTAGTTATATTCCGGGGTTGAACCCATCTCCTATTGTTTGACCCTGTGAGAGCAACGGAAGGAGGACATTGCTGCGATCACAGGGAAAGTTAGATCGCTGCGTTACTCTTCTGGCGCTCCCTGAACAGGGCTGCGACATCCACTAGGTCTCCCATGGCCGCACCACGCTCGACTTCGATACGGACGCGCCTACGGTCTCCCTCGGTCACAAGGAGATTGCTCAGCATTGTGTTGACCGAAGCAAGCATAACCGCCGAAGGCGTGTTGTTCCGTAGGAGCTTGTCGATGAAATGCATGGTGAACCTGGCAAATTCCCAGTCGGATGGCTCGTAGTACTTCGCTTGGGCTGAATCGGCTAGTGAGTTGTACAGGCTTACTGTGAGTGGATGGGGATCGTCCATATCCAGCGGCGGTTGTTCCACATTACCCACCATCGTAATGGTTTCGATGGGAACAGCATCCTTGTTTGTTCGGAGTCGCTCGGACGAATGCTTTGGCACTGGTCCGCTGAACCCCTTCTCGCCCTTTGGCATGAACACCCCCTCCTGGAAGGCTTATTGACCGGGCTTCCTGAGCCCGGGATGGTTTTCTATGGGTCGCTTCTTTCGAATACGTGTCCGGGTGGACGCGTAGTTACCCTCCTTGGACGACTTGATTCCGTGGCACCAGGCACAAACGGCTTGCAAGTTTTCCATGGAGTGGTCATCTCCTGGTTTGATATGGTCTACTTCTGTGGCCTTGGTCAAACAGCCACGGTACTTCAACCGACATATCCGTGAATCCCTGGACAACACCCTCATTCGAAGGCTGCCCCAGTTCGCGGGGAGTCGTGACTTACGGTTCGAAGAAGACCAGGACTTGTTCAAAATCCGGTCCTGTTCGTTTCTTCTGAACATGCGGTTTTATTGAACATCATGATCATCGGCGGAACCCCAATGGTTCGAGGCGACTGGCGTCGCCTCTCTTTGCCATGGAGACAGGATGGCAGAGTTGTGGCCAACTCTGTTCCCTATGAACAGAGAATATATTTATATAACCCCAAGGGCAGGGCTTTAAAGGCCCTGCCTTTGTATAACCAGTTAATATAACTATATACTACTAGTTATATTATAAGTACTTATATAACGCGTGTACGCGCGAGGCGCATTCGTTGACCCAGCAGTGATAAGTAAATCCACCCGGGACTGTGCGGAACCCTACGGGGTAGGGGGTGATGGGTTTCTACGACCATCAGCGCTTCATCGTGGCTTCAGTGGGTGGTACCATGACCCCCTATGGCGGGGTGGGTTCTTCTTGAGCGGTTAAACCAGCCTCAAGCGTCAATCGCCGTGTCATGGTGGGGTCCAGAGGTCTGGGTCACCAGTCTAGGAGGGTTTTCGAACCCTTCTACTTATGACGTGCCTGTTGCGTTCGGGGGTCCGAGGCTCTGATGTGGTACACGTCACAAGAACTTCTACAGATCGTAGCAAATCTTGTGGTAAGTACCTACTCTGTGTGACAGATAGTCACTCTATGATATCTATAACCCGTATCGGACTTGGGAGCCGCT